CGCCTAATGGCAGAGCTGCGATCAGCATCATCGGTAAGATCATTTTCATTTTCATAATTACTTTATTTATACGTATTAATTAAATTCTACTAGAACAATACTAACATTGTTTATTACTAAATTATACTATACTATATCTTAAACTTGAACAAGTTTGCTGTTCACTAATCCAAAGGATTATTATTCTTTTGATAAATCAAAGATATAAATGTTTCCATTAACAGGAACCTTCAGTATCAAGTTCTGAGCCTTTGGATTCTTAGCTACAACCATACCATAACGCATTTGACCGGCATTGATAGTTACACGCTTGAAGTATCTACTATTAATACTTGCCTCTGCTTGTGCCCTAGCCTCATCATTAGCGTTGGTTACAACCTGGGCTTTAGTTTCGATGGTTGTAGTCTTACCATCAGCTCCTTTAACATTAGTGCTTACAGACTGCTCCTCTACATTATTTGGACCCCATAAAAGAATCCTTGTCTTTTCTTTCTTCACCCATTCATCACAAGTGTACACTTCACAAGACTCAGTCTTATTCTTGTTTATAGCCTCAACTTGTATTTTTGATGGGTCAAAGTTAAATCTATTCTGACTTTGGTTAATAATCGAAACATAAAACTCCTGATGTTTGGTTATCTTCCGATCATCTTTTTTAGAGACAACAACTATTACACCATCGTCACCATCAACCTGTATACCTTTATTTCCTGATTCATAACCAACAGTATACTTCTCAAATGTTTTCTGTGCCATTACTGGAACACTCAAAAGAAACATTGAAAGAGCAAATATAATCTTCTTCATAACTTTAATTAAGCCGTTCTAATTTTTTATACTTAACTATCTTTTGTTCATCCATCCTATCTGCCTGTGTTGGACCTGCTTTATATATTTTATAAAACAAGAAATTAAAAAACAACACACAAGTAACAGACAAAGCTATATCAAATTTCAAATACATAAATAAAGCATAATAGAAAGCAAGAAAAGAAAGAGCAAATCTGAATATCAAATCCGGCTGCTTCCAATATGATAAAACGTAAGACTTTCTAATTTCCTTAAGCATAAGAAAATCATGAATAGAAACCCTCAATAAATATTGCGTACAGATTAACATACTCCATAAAGCAACTTTCATAGTTAAATCATTTGAAGCAAATAATGTAACTAAAAAAGCCACCAATATTATCAATCTACAAAACAACATTAAAATAAATACCATATCACCACATCTTAACTATCCTACATGTTCCTGACTTCTTGCAGAAAGACCCTGGATCTCTCTCAGTACCTTATTCTCTGCACGAAGGGCTATCACTTCTCTCTCCAGTTCATTCATATCAGCCACATTACTGCTGTTAGCTAAAGAAGGCGTTTTCTTATCTGAACTAAAAAACTCAGCAACATCTACACCAAGGACTTCAGCAAGGTTTTCAACTGTACTAACCTTCACATCAGCACCGTTCAGAAGGTTATCCAACGTAGTTCGACTAACCTTCATCCTAGAAGCAATATCAATTTTGCTAAGTTTGTTGGACGTTATGATGTCCACTATTCTTTGCACATTCATATTAAAATCCTTTAAATGTTCAACAAAGTGGGTTAATATATACTAATAATGCCCACCAAACCATACACTTTCAAAAAGTTTATTGTACTTTTGCACCGTAAAGTTAGTAAATAAATAAATAAGTACCAAATAAATTTGAAGAAAAATGAAGAATGAAGATAAAAAAGTTCCCGATGCGCCTAAAAGGCTATGGGTTCAAACAAATTCTTTGATGCACGACTCAGGCTTAATATCAGTGGGAAATGTTTCATACAGAGAATATTGGATCGGACACAAACATAAGGCTCCAGATATAAAACCTTATTGTTATGAAGAAGAAGAGGAATATATCAGCCTCAGCCGATCTTGGCATAAAGCAAAGGAAGTTCCAGAAGATTTGCACACCTATATAATTGGTGTTTCCAAAAACTTCACTCATCCGGTTCTTATTGACTTAGAAAAGAAATGCCTGCATAAGTTTTATGATGCTGTCAACATAAGCGATAAGATGAAGTGGAACGGAATCATCCGGAAAGTTTTTCGCTTCGCTTACTGGGCTTACATTAGGGACTTAGTTCCTACTATTGAGGAAGGAGGCAAAAATGAAAAAAGATAAAGCTCTATTCCTCGATATTATGCTCAATAACAGATTTGTATGCACACTGAAATACATGTATTGTCCATTGTTCGCGATAGTATACGAGGAGTTATTAAAGTTTGTTCTCGATAAGAGACCGTCTTTGAAAGGCAAACCATTCAGAATAATGTTTTGAATCAACAAACGAAACAAAGCGTATGAAAAAGATAATGTTCAATGACCAGTACGGTCTCACCGAAGCTGTTCTAGATGGTCGCAAGACTCAGACAAGAAGAATCGCTTATAAAGAGCCTTTCAAGTATTACTGCAATTGCGGTTTCTATACGGAAGGAAAAGACAAAGGCAAACTCGCCATCAATGATGGAAATGAGATTGTAGCTAAGTCCACTTATAAAATAGGTGAAGTCGTAGCAGTCGCACAAAGATACAGCGATATTCCGTATATCAAAGAACTACACCCAAGGATAAATACTTCCGAAGGATGGTCAAACAAGATGTTTGTGAAGTCTGATTTGATGCCTCATCAAATCAAAATTACCAACATTCGGTGTGAAAGACTACAGTACATCAGCACCGATGACTGCCTGAAGGAAGGAATCTTCTGTAGCCACATCGATGGTATTGACGATGCTTATTCATACGATGCCACAAATGATGATTTTACGAAGAAATGGTGGTACAGAACTCCTATCGAAGCATACAAGATGCTTAGCTGTAAACTTCACCTCCATTGGGACAGCAATCCTCTCGTTTTCGTTTACGATTTCAAACTAGTAAAATAACAATTAAAATCAAGCAATATGTCAGAAGAAAAAGTACCACTCAGACCTCAGATCAGAGAACTGGAGTTGGGTAAATCAATCAGTTTCCCTATCCAGAGAATGAGAACGATCAAGACAACCTGCTCGGAATTAGGTGTAATTTACTGTCGTAAGTTCAGAACCAAAATCAACCGGGAGAAAGAGATCATCACAGTTACAAGAACCAAATAAAAACAATAGTCATGAACGAAGTAGTACAAATCCAGTTTGCAGATAAGATGCTATCCTTTGATACATTCCTGTCAGCCATACGTAACGTTGTGAAAGAAGAAGTCTGCAAGGCTGTGGGTAAACGTCCGTTCCTCACACAAGCCAAGGCATACGACATCTACGGAAGAAAAAACGTAGAGCGATGGAAACGTGAAGGAAAGGTGAAAGACTTTGCAAGAGGCAGTAATGGCAAGATTACTCGCCACGAATACAAAGTATCAGAGCTGGAAGCCTGTGCCTGCCAAGTTCAAGACTATTTGTGTCCCAAATAAGATTTTACTTTTAGGATAGATATAAGGCTGATATTGATTAGTACAAATTATGCGAAACTATGGTAGGTAACAGTTGCTTTGCCCATTGGGGGCGATGTTCAAGTTATAACATTTAAATTACTTAGTTCTGGGTGTTTATCAAAAAAGACTGCGAAGAAGGACTAAGCAGCCGGGCACGGGGTTCGAATCCCTTTACCTACCGCAAATATAAACAATATAAAAAGATAAAGTTATGAAAACAATTAAGATCTTCTTCTGCATTGCCATCTGGCTAGTCCTTGGATGGCTCTGCCTCAGTAAACTCTCACAGGGCATTCATGATGAGAACCTCATTTCACAGATGCCTCAGAGCACCTATGATGAGATAGTAGATACTCTTACAACTCGTAATGGCTTCCAGCCTACCGAGCATCAGATAGTAACTTACTATTATGAGCGATTCCAGAAGTAAGAGCTATGCAGCTCGCAAGTGCCTCCTCTGCCATGATGGGCGTAACTGCATCAATGGCAAGTATTGCCTTAAGCACAAAAGATACATGGAGCATCAGGAGAAACTGCCATGTGAATAACTATTTAAAATAAATAATTTGGAACAGAACAACAAACAGACGATAAGATTATGAGCTGGAAAGAAATGATACAGGTGGAACGTGGTGCCGATATTACAGAAATGGAAGCTCCTATTCCTAGCACGATTGGAGAAGGCTTCACCTTCTGCCTTAATGGAAAGCAATATACCACAATAGGTGGATATACGAAAGGAAAGCGTGATGTGGAGTTTTGCATAACTTCTTATATCGGTTATTGTGGTGGAGCAGAGCATTACTATTGCTCTATTAGTATTTCCGTGGAAAACAGAAGCGGAAATACAACTATAGGAGGATATTGTGGTGGTATAGAAATTCCTAACGAGTATCAGGGCTTCAAAGCGAGTATAGTCAGACCTCTTACAAAAGAGGAAGCGGCAGACACTGAAAGATGGGAATGGTACAAAGAAGGTGACATGGTGGAAGCATTTTGCTCACTCAAAGAACTTAATAAATGTATCGAAATGATCCGTCAGATTTTTCCGGAAGACAAATGGAATGTCGTGGTTAAAAGAAATATTTAGCATAGCATCAGGAGAAACTTCCATGTGAAAGATAAATAGATTAACTAACCATCCTGCAAAGGATATAAAAGAAGAGAATATGAAAGAATTTAAATTGTTTGCAACTTTAATTCAAGTTGCGTTTATTGTTATGAAGTTATGTGGTGCTATTCACTGGTCATGGCTACTGGTTTTTTCACCAATTTTGCTATATCTTTTTAGATTTGTTTTAGCGTTTTTTTGCGTAAAACACGAAATCAAACAGAGTCAAGAGAACTTTCTTGACAGAATGGACAATCTAAAAAGATTGCAGCAAGAGTATCAAGATGCAGTAAATAAAAAACAAAAAGAGTTGGAGGACAAACGCAAAGAGTTGGAGGACAATATGGAACAGAACAACAAACAGACAATGCCAGACTTCGAACTTGGCAACCTTTACGTCTTCAACGAAGAAGACGAGGATGGAGAATTGATCATCACGCTTGACATCGCCAAGAACGAGAGCGAAGACACATTGACATTCGTCAATCAGTATGAGATTGAGACCGAGAACTTCGTTACCGATCAGGCATTTGACCTTCGCATTAGTGTAAACAAGGATCTGCGAGAAGCTACAGAGGATGAATCCAGTTTGTTCCAAGATGCTTACACTCTCTGGAAAAAGAGCAAGGAGCAGCCATCGTTCAAGCCTTTCGGCAAGGTGCTGGTACGTAACAGCGGTTTTCACAAATGGAGACCAGCTATCTTCGTACAAACACGTATAGGTGAATCCCCATACAAATACAATGCTTTGCTATTATCTACTGGGCACGTAGGTGACTTTACCCAATGCATTCCATACGAAGGAAATGAGAAACTGGCATTCACAGCTATCCCATTCTAGGTAAACAGAGATGTGGTTTTTATATAATTTCAATCATCATGGAATCAGAAGAAGCAAAGTCAAAACGTAAACACTGGCAGCGAGAATACTATCTTAAGCATCGTGATAAAATGCTCGCCTATTCTCGCAAATACAGACAGGAACATCCTGAAAAGATGAAGCTATATAAGGAAAATGCTGCCAAGAAGCGAGCCAACGGCACTGGATATTATCAGAGATACTATCAGCGCAACAAAGAAAAATTGTTGGAAAAATCTAAGCTATGGCTTCAGGATCACCCCGAAAAGGTGAAGGAGTACCAGCGCAGATACTATCAGAAGAAAAGAGCAGCAGCAAAGAAAGAAAAGAAGATAATGCTGAATCCAGATATAGATAAGGCAAAATCCCTCTTTCGTGATTCTTCTAAGACTGTTCACCTACAGTGGCTCCTGGAACACAACAGAAACAAAAGTAAGCAATATGAATCACGCTAGTTTATTCAGCGGAATCGGGGGTGCTGAGGTCGCGGCATCCATGATGGGATGGCAGAACCTCTTCCATTGCGAGATACAAGAGTTCCCTCGCAAGGTGCTCCAATACTGGTTCCCAAATTCAGAAAGTTATGAAGACATTACCAAAACAGACTTCCATCAGTGGCAGGGAAAAGTCGATGTTCTCACCGGAGGATTCCCATGCCAGCCTTTTAGCGTTGCCGGCAGAAGAAAGGGAGAAGACGATAACCGCTATCTCTGGCCACAGATGCTACGAGCGATTCGGGAGATTAAGCCCACTTGGATCGTTGGTGAAAACGTTGCTGGAATCCGAACTATGGTGGAGCCCGGCCAAGAGACTAAAGTGGGACGCACAGGCGATCTCTTCGAAGAGAATTACATATACAGAGAGGAAAGCAGATTCACACTCGAAAAAATCTGCCAAGAACTTGAAGCAGCAGGATATTCCGTCCAACCGCTTAATATTCCAGCTTGCAGTGTCGGAGCACCACACAAAAGAGAACGCATCTGGATTGTTGCCCACCGTGCAGACACAGGGGCTGAAACGCTGCAATATGAAAGGAAAAACAGAGTTCATGCCTCTAGATCTCCTTCCTACGCCAACAGCAACCGACAAAGGAAGTGGAAGAATAAACAGAAGTCCTTCTCCAGGTGCTGCAGAACGTCCAACCTTGGCTCTTGCCGCAATACAAGGACTCTTGCCGACTCCTTGCGCCCCAGAAGCAACAAAGTTCACAAAGACCTTCAACCCAAATTCTCAGATGGGAAAAAGTCTTACGGCATTGGCAATCAGTGGAATGATACCTTCTCCATCTCCCAAAAAGAAGACTTCTGGAAAGACTTTCCAACTCAATCCCCTGTATGTAGAAGAAATGATGGGATTCCCTTTGATGTGGACCGCCTTACCATTTCTTTCCCTAAATGGCGAGCAGAATCAATAAAGGCCTACGGCAATGCATGGGTCCCTCAGGTGGCATACAAGATATTCCGGGCTATTGAGGCAGAAGAAAAGAAATAAGATAGTAAATTCTATATTCCAAATAAAAGAAACAGCAAATGAAAACAGATGGCTACATTCTTACTCCAGAGCTGCTGCAGTGGCGTTACTTTCATCGTCCGGTGGTGGTACAGGTGCTCATCTACGTGCTCCTGTCTGCCACCCACAATGAGGCTTCTGCTGCTACGCTCTCCTTACGTCTGTTGGCAGATCGGCTCCATACCTCGGTCAAGTCTATCCGCTGTGCCATCGATGTTCTCATACAGGAAAGAATCATCACAAAATGCAGCTCTCCCAAAGCCTCAACAATAGTGTATGTTAACAGTTCACATCCCCTCTCCCACTGCATACTACCCTATCAAAACCCACTAGGGGCACAGAATGGGGCACTCTTTAGGGCACAGATAGGGGCACAATCAGGGGCACAGATTTTAACTTCGCAAGTTACTGATACACAAGATTGTGCAGCGTATCTTCAAGATAACAAGGGCACAGATAGGGGCACGATTAAGGGCAAAGATGGGGCACGCTCTAGGGCACACCAAAAACAAGGGGCACACCAAAAGGCACAGTCTAGGGCACAGATTAACAATCCCGAAACCCCTTTAAATAAAGGTGATTCCGAAGATTCTGCCGAAGTTGAGGGCACAGACAAGGGCAAGGGTAAGGGCACAGAAGTAAGAGGAAAGAAACAAATAAAAGAAAACATTTCCCCCGAACCCCCTATAAAAGAAAACAAACAAAGAAAGGAGAAAGCCCACACCCACACACAAAAAAAAGAAAAAGAAAAAAAGTCGCTGGATCCGGAAATTCAGTTCTCGGAAGTGCTAAGACTCTTCAATCGCCTCTTTCTGGGCACGCAGGTCAAGCCAATCTCAAAGATGACTCCCGACCGCAAGAAGATGGTGGCAAAGTTTATCTCAGACTATTCCTTCGAGGATATAGAACCGATGCTTCGCAAGGCTCTCAACTCCGATCTTCTCTCTGGGCGCAAGGATGGTGGATGCTATATCTCCTTCAACTGGCTCTTCAATCCGAAGAATTACGAGGCTCTGATGGAAGGAACCTTCGACAATCCTACAGTTGTAGCCTCAGCCGGGAAGAAGCCGCAGCATTCAAGTTCTCCACCACCTTCTCCTCCACAGCCTCAACGCGAGGAGACCAACGAGGAAATAGAAGCTCGCCTCAGAATGAAAGAAGAGCGCAAGAAGGAATTGGAGAAAGAACAGACCGAAGCCCTACGGCAGAAGTATCTAGGCTGGATAGAAGCCGCCAAGAAGAACCCGAATGGTTCCATGGCAAAGATGGTAAAAGATGCCTACAAGAATGGCACTCTAGCCAAACTGGGCATCGTCTGGAATCCATCGGTGGCAGAAGAAGAACAGTCACTGGTCGACTTGGATGATCAGACTCAGAATTATATCCAGTCTATCCTCAGCGACTAAGATACAAGTAACAAACAATTTAATTCATACGATTATGGACAGACAAGAATTAATCGACCGCCTAAACGGCAATTATCCTGAATACACCAAGAAATCTGCTACCAAACAGAAGAAGGTGCAACATGAAGGACAGCTACAGATAGCTTGTGTACGCTGGTTCCGTCTCCAGTACCCGGCTTATGCCTCTCTCCTCTTCCATCCCAAGAATGAGGCTGATGGTGCTACCAGTGGCAAGAAGATAGCCATCAACGCTGCATCAGGAGTTGTGCCGGGCGTTCCAGATCTCATCCTGGCTCTCCCTTCATACAAGAATGGCAAAAACGGATATTTAAACAGGGGTACAGAAGTATTCCATGGCTTGGGCATCGAACTGAAGTATGGCAAGACAAACAATCAGACAGCTCATCAGAAACGTTTCCAGGACTATTGGCAGTGTGCTGGCTATAAATACGCTCTCTGTCGATCTCTGGAAGACTTTATCAAAGTAGTCAATGATTACATGCTGTCAGTTGATTTAGGCATCCTTAAGGAAATAAGTTCTTATCATCAGAGCATCGATGATACAGAGCACAACAAGCAAGTATTAAACAAAATCATTAAAAAAAAGAAGTAATATGGAAATCAGATTTATCATCATCATGGTGTGCCTTGTATATTTTGCCGGCACATTCGTCTATCTAGTTTACCACCATAACCATCGCTCATGTAAGAACTGCAAGTTCTTCCGTCCTAAGGCTGGCAGTAAGTACAGCGGAACATGCAATGGCTTCGGCCATCATCGCTTTCACTGGGAATGCTGTGGGGAATGGAAACGTAAAACTACCAAAGAGGATGAACTTTAAAATCATACATCTATGGGCAATTACATCAAACAAAACCTGATGCAGCCAACACCATCGGTTGCTGATCAGGAGGAAATGAGGATGTGCAAGTTCTGTGTACATAGCCACATCAGCGACCTCGGCTACAACCATTGCTGGAAGTCAGATAGTGCTAATTATAACGTAGATTCCCCTACAGGCGTCTGCTGGGCTTTCCGGGACAATCGAATATGGAAACCCTATTATTTCTCTAGACTCATGTCTAGCTACAGAGGGAATATCTGTTGGGTAAGACCGATTTACAGCTCTTCTACAAAGAGAAAGAACCGTATTATTCAATACGAAATCATCGACCCAGTAGCCTCAACAATATATAAAGCTTCCCCCAAGGAGTTCGCTAGGGATTACATTCCAGCCACTCCTGGCTCCAAGCCTCCACATACTATGAAGGAGTATGAGAAATGGGACTCCTATTGTTTCGGTAGCTACGATCCACAGCTCTCTGAAAAACAGGAGGCAAGAAATTATCATGAAGCCAACTGGCAGCAAATCCTTGCTCAGAAAGCAATAGAAGAACAATTAAAACAAGAAGCAATATGAAGAAAAGAATTTTAGACATGTGCTGTGGCTCTCGAATGTTCTATTTCGATAAACATGACCCAAATGTTCTCTTCACAGACATAAGAGAGTATCACGACACATTATGTGATGGACGCAAACTAGACGTGCAACCAGATATGATAGCCGATTGCACAGATTTGCCATTCGAAGATGAAACTTTTAATATGGTGGTATTCGACCCTCCTCATCTACAAAAAGTAGGTCAGAACTCCTGGCTATGCAAGAAATATGGCAAACTGCCCGAAAATTGGCAAGCATTCATCAATGATTCTATCCATGAGGGCATGAGGGTACTGAAAACAAATGGAACACTCATCTTTAAGTGGAACGAACAGCAGATAAAGGTTAGTGATATTCTAAAGGCAATCACCGATTACAAACCTATATTCGGACATCGTACCACCATCAAGAACCAAACAATATGGATGGCATTCATGAAATGATAGCTATAACTTGCCACCGTTCCCAGCGATTCTATCGCTGGTCCCACAAAAAGAATATAAGCGTATGACAAAGGAAGAATATGAAGAAATGCGTAACACCATCGACTCCGTAGGCAAATACTTCAATTCCATCGAAGAGCTTACCATAATCAGAGATCTTGTAGAAGAAGTAGATGCATCAAACGAAATGGCTATACTAATAAGCCCTGTAAAGCTGGATATATCCCTCCAGGGAATAAGCAGTGATGGAAACGAAGACATCACCAAGTATCTCAATGCAGAAACAATCCTCTACATCAGAAATGCTATCCTCCGAAGATTAAATAGCCGTATCGCATTCTTCGAATCTCAGATAGAAAACATTAATTACACCAAACGTAAAACAAAGAAAAAGTAATGAAGATAAAAATAAACAAACCAACGAAGTGCGCTCAGGATGTTCACGAAACGACAGAATATCCACGCCCATGGTTTAAGCCGAAGCCAGAGCTTCCAACAGGTACGATTTTGGAGGTGAGTGATGTATGGTTGAATTTCTCTGGTCAATATTATCGCTGTCAATTGCCAGAAGAAATGAAAGATAAAGGTTATTCTCTTCCGTGGTACGACATCCCAATAGAGAATGCTGAAATATATAAAAGTTAAATTTAAATCATAAAAATTATGGCTGTAGTAAATGTAGATTATTCAGAGTTCGAAACCTTGAAGAATCGAGTAAAGGAATTAGAAGAGACCGTAAAAGAGAAGGATAAGACCATCGCTTCCCTCAAAGACGGTTCCAGAGTTATCATCCGCAAGGAAGTGCAAATAGAGTACGAGAGATCCACGTTTGACATAATTTGTGGTAGTCAAACAGATCATCTTTATTCACGAGACGATAAGCCAAGACGCACAGTTGAGACCTCTGAGTCTTACCTTGGCTTTGAAGATGTGCGCTTGAAAATTGAAGATCAAATGAAGGACGAGATAAACCGTAGCATCAAGCAGCGAGACGCTTCACGCGAAAGTTACGAATCCTCTGTTCAGAAATATAAAGAAAAAGAGAAAAAGTTGGATGACAAGGAAAAGGCTCTCAATGATAAGTATGCTAAAAAGGAAGCAGCTCTCATTTCTGAATATAAGGAGAAGGAAGAAGCACTTGAAGCAGCCTATCTAGACAAAGGCAAGGCGTATAAGCGACAATTAGATGCGGATTATAAAAGTTATAAGAATCAAGCAGGTCGTTTGCCATTGATCAACAAGAATGCAAAAGAAGCCCTGTCTCTCCTCAATGCCAATCGCTTCTTCAAGCCAAAGGGTGTTGAAAGCATTCTTGCACAGATAATTCAAAAGTGTGAACAATAAAAAATACAATTATGGAAGTAACAATAACATTAATTATATGCCTGAGCGTGGTCTTCATTATCACGCTAGGCATCATTTCTTGCACGTTAAGAGACAAGAACTTCAAAGTTCGCTTTGATGACAGGAACAAGCGTTTAAGTCGAATTATTCAAGAGCAGCGTGATGAACTTATCAAATACAGAGAGGCTATCAAGAAAAATGATGCCAATCTAGAAAGATCTCTAGAGGTGTTAGCTTCTGCTTCCGATACTGTCAACAAAAAAATATCTCGTTTGAAAGATACGGAAGAAGCTCTATCAATGCTCAAGGTAGAATTTGCAGATTTCAATTTGAATAAAGATAAGTCTTCAAAGAAAATGGATGAAGCTATTCGTTCATTCTCCTCATTCGTAAAGAAAATTAATGATGATAATGTGAGATTATTTGATCACTTTGAGGAACGTCTTGTCAGTCGTCCTTCCTACCTCTCTAAGGAAGAGAAGAAGCATTTTAAGGAATACATGCAATCATGTGCTAGAGGCTATACATTTATTAGCAATATGCCAAACAAAATGGACTTAGATTTTGTTTGTGTTGAAGATGTAGATAAAGCACTTGAATTTGTAGGTAGAGACCAATGGGATTCATTATACATTAAATGCCCATCAGAAGAAGAATATGCAAATGGACAGAATACAGAACGAAATCAGTAAACTTCGTCATGAGCAGCATTTGCACGAAAGACTGCAAGAAGCCCAACTTCGACAGATAAAGCGTGAGCACGATGGTCTTCACAAGTGGATTACCATTAAGCCAAATCTCAGGCTCCTCTGCCGGATAGACGAACATGGCAAACTCCTCCCTATAGAACAGGAGCGCATCAATAAGATTAAGAAAACATTAGGCATAAAGTAATATGAGTGAACAGGCAGCCCTCGCATTTCGTAAGCTAGTAGCTTCCATGCGAACTTTAGAAAAGCAGTATTGGGCACGCAGAGATAAAGGCGTCCTACGCCAATCCATTGAACTGGAAAAGCGAGTTGACGAAACCATCATGAAGGTTGAACCAAAAAACGTACCGCAAACTGACAATGGGAACTTCTTTATCCTGGTAGCTGAACTTCGGGTGGCAACTAAGCAGTATTTCTCTGAGAAGAAGAAACCTGATCCTGACAAAGAACTGGTGAAGACTCTCTTTAATACCATCAAGGAGAAGGAAGCAAAGATTGATAAGCAACTCATCCATTTTCAGGAAGAAGACTTTCGCAAACAAGGCTACACAATTCAGTACCACGTCATGGAACGTCCATACAAATGCCCTCCTCATAGCCTCTTCCAGTCAACTGATGAAGAACTGGCGAATGTGATGTTTAATGATTACTTACGAAATCCCACACCCGGTACAATGATCTTCAAAATGAAAAAGTATATCGGCAAGGATGGAAAACCTCTCTCAGACGAAGAAATCAATAAAATATTGTATAACAAATAAAAACAAAGAATTATGAAAAAATCAGAAAAGAAAGAAGAGTCTGCACAAAATGTTGCAGCCAAAGTAAACGAAGCAACAGAAAAAATCATCGGCACAGGTAATTTTCAATCTCTCCGCTCTCGTACAAGCACATGGTTCGAGTGCAAGGTACGCTATGGGAAGACCCAGGAGGATGGAAGTGAAAAATTGGTAAACGAGTTGTATGTTGTTGATGCCCTCTCCTTCACCGAGGCAGAAGCAAGCATTATCGATAACATGGAAGTCTATGTATCTGGTGAACTTAAGATTGCCAACATCAACCCTGCCAACTACAACGAGATTTTCTTCTCTGGTAATGATGACGATGATCTTTGGTTCAAGGCTCGTTTAGCTTTCATCACCATTGACGATAAGAATAAGGAGAAGCGTACCTATGTCAACTACCTTATCCAAGCCAAGAGCATCGAGCGTGCCAAGCGATATGTTGATGAAGTCATGGGCGAGTCCATTATTGACTATGAGTTGAAGAGCCTCAGCGAGACCAAGATTTTTGATGTCTTCGAGCATGAGCCTTCCACTGATAACAAGCAGAAAGAGAAGGACGGTAAAACCGAGTAATCACTGACAATTCTTGCGCAATTTGGTTCTCAACAAGCTAAGTTGCGCAAGTTATCACTTTTTATCCTCATTTTTCTCGTACCTTTACCCACATTATTAATATATAACATCAATCATATATGAAAAAGTTGAAACGTTTAATCATTTACCTACGCCTCTGGTTTATCCGCCAGATGGGTTACAATCTCCCATCCCTCCGTGAGGCTACTTGTATCGTTCCCGGTCAACTCTATGACCATTTCGGTCGTGTTGTCAGGGCTGTACCCAGTAAGCCAATAGATAATGAAGTTGGTAGCAAAGAACAGAAAGATGTTCCTGATCATTGTCTTCAGTGCGATCTGTACAACAAGCATATCCCTTGCTCCTTCAATCATCAGATGGCAAACGGAAACGACATCTGCGAGAATCATCATTTTGAAATCATTTGCCTCAACTCTGGCAACATTTAAAGACTACTCATTATGGAAAAGCAAAAACCAAGATACAAACTCGATAAGAAAACCGGTCATCTTCTTGAAGTCCCTACTAAGAAGCAGGTTCGTGAAAACGTTAAAAAGATTCGTGAGCAAAAGGGAAAAGATCAGTTGCCTCAATCTCCGGTCACTATCCATGAGACTCAGGCAGAGAAAAACTTCAAAAAGGTCCAGAAGGTCATCGACCGCATGCACGCCAAGGCGAAACTGCCCGATTTTCTCTCCATGGCTCGACATAAGTTCCTCTCCACCGTCTGTGTCATCAATAATCCAGGCAAACAGCGTAGCCTACTTCCTGATAAGAAAGGCCGCTTCGTAATGCTCTGCCATGGCAAGATGGCTAAGGTCTTCACTGCCGATGTTTGCCTTCTCGTCAAGATCCAGAAGTCCATCATCAAGAAACATGAAATGGCACCAGGTGGAGAAGTGACCACAGAGCATTGGCAGGATGGTAGCTGGAGTATCGTTCCATGCAGAGCAGACAAGAGTAATTACACCACCATTCAGGAGGTCCGTCTTCGTCCATGGTTCTTTCTCCACCGCTACTGGTATGAGATTTCCTTCGATGGCAGAGTAGAGCCAGCTATGATGCTGAACGATTACGGCCTCAACCCTACTCTTAGCAAGAAGCATTTCTATGTTACCAGAGAATACGTCAAAGTACGAAACCAGGATGCCGAAAACGATTATTTCCGTTTCTGGCTCCATAAACCTGCAGATCATGAAGCTAACAAATGATGTCATTATTCTCAATCGTCCTCGCGTTCAGAAGCGAGGACTTGCCCTTAATATCTCTGGGCGTATCACTCTAAGGTCTAGTCCTTGCAAACTGCTGGATCTCCATCCGGGTGATAAGATTTGTTTCTGTTTCTATACGCCAAGTAAGCAGATGTATGTAATCAAGTCCACACCGGAGTTAGAAACTAAAGATGTATGCATCAAACTGTCTGGCCGTAAGGGGCAGCTCCATGCCAGTAATGTTTCTACCGTCAGTTTCTTGCTTAGCTATATACCGAATATCCCGACTGGTACTAAGCAGATAGAACTGGTTACGGCAAATGAAACTATAAATCTCGATGTAGATGGCGTCAGTTGTCCAGCCTTGGCTATCGTCAACAGGGCCGACAGCGAGCATTGCCGATAGTAAAATATTAAACATTAAGAAATATGCAACAATCAATTAGATACAAAGGCCTCAGCCTCACTCCTGATGAAATGGCAGTAGAAAACGGTGCGCTATCCCTCTGCGGCAATCTAGAGCTGCATGATGGCGCATTGCGCCCTTCTATTGTCACAGGAACACCCCTCTCTCAGCCACTCACCATTAATGGTGTAGTGGCTAAGATTCTTTATGTACACGAAAATGGTTACCACCACCTCATAGCCATAGCCTCATCAGCCATCTACTGGTTCCTTCAGGATGGATCTCTTGGCTCAACCAAACCTATCAAGTCCTTCGACTACGAAGCATCGGTTCTTTCCGTCAATTCCATAGGCAATACGCTTATCATTGTAGCTACAGATGGTATTCACTATGCTCTGTGGGTGGATGGTGGCTATAAATATCTGCCACAGAAGCCTCCTTTCGTAGAAATCGCCTTTTCTATTTCCGATGATTATCCAGAGAACTACAGTAATGGTGGAATAGAAACAGAGGGAAGTGTAAAAGGTTTTCGGGATGCATTCCAGCAAACCACATACTCCTGCAATGACGTTTTTGATAAGGTAAAAATACCCACGAACATAATAGATCTTTTTATCACAGAATTTGAATGTCTTACAATTAAAGAAGACAAGCAGTCCGATCTTACACAGAGCATCTATGCACTTGTCAATCGAACAAACAATCTTATTGCTCGTAATGGACGTTTCTATGCAAATTTCTTTGTTAGATATTGCTATAGAATGTTTGATGGTTCCATGATTATGCACTCTTCACCTGTATTTATACCAGTGCAAATTCCTGATAGTTATATGGTGCTGTCGGCTAACGCTTTATCAAGTTTTACTAATAATGTCGTCGATACCAATGATGATTTTACCCTTCAGCGCATAGATGGAAATAATAACAAATTCAGTGTACATATCACAAAGGCAGCATTTATCTATTATCCACGAAATGTAGATTTAAACTATACTATACTGGATGCAAAACGTGAAGAACTTGAAGAATGGAAGGATGTCATCAAATCGGTAGATATATTCATTACGCCTCCTATTTCTAACGTTGACACATCTAAGCAAATTTCAAGTATCAGGTATAATAGAAGAAATTTCATGCTAGGAAAAGGTTTACTATCACTCACTTTTGAAACATCTCTCACTTCTGATGAAGGTAAACAATATATTGGAGGCGCTTCTGTAGATTTCCCTTCACTAAGTCCAGATGCCTATCGTAACAAATTAAAGAACACCTCTGCTTTCTACAAGGTCTGTTCGTTGAAACTATCAGATTTAGCAATTTGCTCAGCGAAGAAATTACCTGTTGACAAGAATGCTGTCTATCAGGTATCATTACAGGAACAGATGAAGGATGACTACAAAACTCATAACTCGCTCTTCGCACAAGGTGGCTATGTCTATAACCACCGCCTCAATCTGTACGGCATGAAAGAGAAACTGTTTCAAGGATTCAGCGGCTATGTTATGCTACCAGGTCAGTACAGCCTTAAATACGATGATAGTACGAATTACCAGGGATTAAGGTACAAAATTCAGAAAATTGTAGTTAGCCTCAACACCACTTCCGGAACGAAATATGTTGAAAGTAGCGACAAATTCTTCTCTCGTCAGGATATTGATGGCTTCATGATCGGCAACCTTGTCAAGTTCTACCCGGATTCCAGAGCTGATAAAATGGCTATCTTCTGTAAGGATTATTCTGATAATGATGCCATCTTCGTCTTCCCTCTGGAACAATGCGAAGAACTGAATGGAGCCATGCACATGGGAGATTTCACCGACATTTTTTTAACCGACAATTTCGAGCAATATAGGGTTGATTCGTTTGATTATACGGTTGATGATGTAGTGGAACTGTCCAATAAGATCTACACATCAGAGTCTGATAATGCCTTCTATTTCCCATTAAACGGAATCAATACCGTAGGTATCGGAACCATACAGGGAATAGCCTCCACCACGCGTGCGCTCTCTCAGGGACAGTTCGGTCAGTATCCATTAATGGCATTCTCTACCGATGGTATTTGGGCTATGGAAGTCTCTTCCAAAGGCACCTATAGCAGCATCCACCCGATTAGTCGTGAGGTTTGCAGCAATCCGAAGTCTATCACTCAGCTAGACCAGTCCGTGCTTTTCGCCACAAACCGCTCAATCAGTCGCATAGCAGAGTCACAGGTGGTTTCCATGTCCGATGTCTTAGATGGTCCCGGCTTCAACATTTCCGGTAGTCTAGGCAAGTTCCTCAACTTCTTTAATGATACAGATGAAGATAGCGAATCTGTCAAGACTATCAAGGCTCAGATGCGACAACTCATAGATTTCACCTCTTCGCCAATAGAGTTCTTCCAGCGTTGTCAGGTCATCTACGACTACAAAAACTCTCGCATCTTCTGCCTGGATGTTACACAGACGAGTAAGACCTCTACGGCTGATACGGTGGCACTCTGCTATTCTATCAAGGATAATGCCTGGAGCACTTTCCTTATACAGAACGTGCTCACAGCAATCAATTCCTACCCACACCCCTACATACAATATAGGGATGGCAGCGTGATGGTGCTCGATAAGGGTTACGATTACGAAGATACAACAGAGTATCATGGTATAATAGTCACTCGTACCTTGAAGTTCGATGAAGATAACGTACCTGATTCCATTACAGGCTATATCCATTCCCTCACGTCTGGCAGCATACCAATCATGTGGTTATATGGTAGCAATGATAATCAGAATTGGCATTACATCGGTCGCTTGGGCGGCATGAAGTCCAGCTACATGGCTACTCACAGCTATCGTTTCTTCCGCATCGCCCTATACCTGAAGATGAAATCAATGAATCAATACTTTGCTACGCGTCTTGAAATCATCAGGCGTTTCAGCAAGTTCTAAAAAGAAAAGCCACCGTTCCATGGCTTTCTAAGCCATGTCAAAAAACAAGAGCCTTCGCAAATCAGGAGTAATCCCGAAGCGAAGGCTCTTTCCATAAACACACCTAAAACGAAAGAAGAAAAAAAAGTTTCATTAAGTAAAGCCACCGTTCCAGGCGATTCTATCGCCTGTCCCCAATAGCCTCTTACGTAAAGCTCGGCCGTCTCAAAGTATAGTTATCCCGACTCAGCAGGTTGCTCTTCATATTATTGAAGTCCGCGGTAGCACTATTCCCATACTGTCCAGCCTTATCTGCATACTGATCCTGCAAAAATTGACTCATCGTATAGTCAACCATATACCGGTGCATATTGCTCTTAAGCGCATCCGTCACAGCCACGTTCCAGTTCGGGATCTCCAGTTTCAGGGTAACAGTCTCATAGATACTTTCCTCACGGTCTAAGCCAGCCTTGTTTACGGTAGAAGTCACTTCCTCATCTTCCTGGCCGATGATGCTTGTGGTCACTACCTCCGTCCAAGTTCCGTTCTTGTTATCGGTGTACACATACTTTCTTGTACCCTTCACCAGTCGCTCCAGGTTGTTGTTATCCTCCACTCTACCTGAGGTCAGATAACGCTGAGCTGCCACCTTGATATTACCGATGGCTTCCGTTACTGCACGATTAATAATACTGCGAGTCTCTTTACTGTCAGGGCTTTCGATTGTGGCTCTGATGTCCTTCTGGGCATCATCCACCAGTCCCTGGCTCAACACATAGCATCGAGCCAATATGTCATTGCATACCTGCTCCATGCTAAAGTTCAACGTAATTAGTTTACTATCCATATTTCGAAATATTTAGATGATTAATAAATCTACCTCAGTTCATAAGGTGGTCTGCCTCCGCTCCAGTCTACACGATCCTGATGAAAATGCTGCGAAACAAAGTCCTGATTGCGCTCTGAACCTTTCATCCCTCTCTGCTCATCCTTGTCTACCGCATCCTCATTTCGAGCCTCAGCATCCAAAGAATTGTCTTCCTTGCCTACACCGTCCGAAGTTCTTGCCCAAGCAGATTGCTCATTCATCTGTTTATCAGAATCATCCTCGCTTCTCGTTGAAGTAGAAGATGAATTGCTGTCCTTTTCTGCTTCGTCTTCTTTTCTCTCGGAAGTAGAAGAGGAAGAAGCATCCTTTTCCATTTCATCCACTCCCCTTCTCTCTGTAGAAGAATATCTATGATCCTTTACAACAGCATCAGAACCTCTGGCAACAGCATCAACTGCCGATGACCCTTCTTTCTCTGTATCGTCAGCAGTTCTTGCAGCCTCAGCAAAGCTAAAATCCTTCTTTAGCAGCACCTCTTTGATGGCTTCCAGGTCACTCGCTCCCATACCGGCATAGTCCGTATGGTTCATATCCGGGAAGTCACTCAGCCATCCAGCAAGGATAGCATGAACCAGATAGTTCTGTATTTGGTTCGTCAGAACCCCACTTAGTCTAGGTGGCCAAGAAACCAAAGTCTTGATGGTGATTGAGAAATCATCAGCCAATGCCTGTAGGTCAAACTGCTGTGTGGTCGAAGAAGAGAATCTTGCCAAGAAGTTTTCTAGGTCGGTTATCGCTTCCCGATAGTATATATCCAGTTTCGCTTCCTCACCATCACTCGCCCAGACGGTCTGAAAGTCCACCTCCGGGTTATGCTGCGCAATGGTGGCAGATAGTCCCTCTACCACGCCCATCACGCTCTTTTTCACTATTTTTATAGTTATCGTTTTCATAAGCCTTATTTCTTTCTATACCACAACCAAATCAGCAAACCAATCACTGCAACTACCAGGGTCCAGATGATCTTGGTTGTATACTTCCCCAGGGTAATATACCTCTGTTCTGCCTTGCTCAGTTCTCTACTCAATACATGGATAGAGTCCTGTTTTAACCGAATCAGACTGTCCTTTTGCACGATCAAGAGTTGATATTTATCCACCTTCTTACTCATAGTAGAGATGGAATCCTGTAGCTTCGTCACCTCTTTAGTGTCTCTATTGGTCACAACAGAGTGCCAACTTTCTGTTTTGATAGGCTTTCCGTTCTGGTCTACAGTGGTCGAAGTACTATCCTTTGTATGAGTTGTCTCCTTGGTCGAAGTCTCATGCTCCCGGTTACGGTATGTAGCCATCTGCTCGAAGGCTGATATAAACCGCTCCTGCCAACTGGCATCCAAACCCTTGCTCACAGTGTTGTCTGTGATATAATGCTCCTGCATCACGGTTTTCGTCTTGCAGCTCGTAAGGAAGAGTACAGAGAAATACGCTATCCATACAAACAGGTAGATAATTAAATGTTTCGATTTCATAAGCTATGAGATATTGAGTGCTCGCTTTGACCTTTTCAAATACTCCTCGCATTTGTCCAGTCCTTTATAGCCACCGTTAATTTTCCGTCTTATTGCTTTCAGATTATCCTCGTCAGCCAATTCATTGCATCCGAAAGTATCGAATATCCACATCGAGGAACGTGTGGCACCAAGAGGCTGTTCTAGGAGTCCAGGCTTCTCCACTACATCATAGCCACAATATCCGGCATACTTTCTGTAGTTGGCTCGCCCTGTTATCTGTATCAGTCCACGCCCCTTAAACCTTACACCATCACCCTTATGGGTGTTACCAAGGTCTTTTCTTCCCTCATAAGCCTTTCCGCTGGCAATCTCCTTGGTATATCTCAGTTCACCACTTTCATGTGCAATTTGAGCCAAGTAGTGCGCCCATCTCAAAGGCGTGTTTATTTCAAACTCCTCAGCAAATCGGTTCAGGTATGGCAGAAACTTCTCTGCCCTCTTCCCTGCGTTAGGCATTGCCATCAGCAGCTGCTCTAATCTGATTTCCTTCATTTCCATTTTCTTTATTGTTTTTATATTCTTGATACTTCTTAAACATCGGGAATTTCTCTACGAATCCTAGAGTCAGTGCATAATAGGCATAGTCCACCAGTTTGTAGAAAGGTGTCTCATCAACCAGCATCCGCCTCAGATTCTTCAGGATATTGGTAACAAACAGGTAAGTAGCTGCTATACACACCCACTTCACGCAAAACAAGGCCTCTGTGTCCGAGTGAAGAAAGTGCCCGATAATGAACAGAGCTGCCACCGTCACAAAGAACACCGCACAACAGACAAAGAACATTCCGAATTTCTTCCAGCTCCATTCTTCACCGTTAAACACTGCTGCCACGATGCCAAACACCAGGTTCAGCCCAAATAATACCATCATGGCAATCATAAAATCTCTGATGGGAACCAGCAGACTCAGAAAGGTCCAAAGTGTCCCAATTAAGTAACCTCGAATATCATTCATTTTCTTTTTCATTTATCCGTCCCCACACCATTATGGAAGCGATGCAAATATAAGCCATCATTCCCAGTTATCTGTGATAAGTTGCGCAAATTCATACGAAAAAAGAGAACACAAGCCCATTTTCCGCCTGCATTCTCTTCTTCTGATAGTTTTCTTTTATATATCTCTAGTCATTATGGAATTTCCCACAAACTCTACATTCAACACTCAACATTCAACATTTCAATGGTTGAAGTACCCCCAAGCCTTACAATGGCCATAAGGGTTATCATCATCCCTCAGCCAGTTCACGGCAAGATCCACCATTTTATCCATCAACTGCTCTTCGCTGTCCTCCGGGAACCATTTCTTCATAAGATTAAAGTTGTCAGAGTAGATCATGTTCAAAACCACGGCAAAATCCCACTGGTTGTAAGGCCTGATCTCGTCCTTCACTGTCTCATAGATTTCCTGCGTCTTGGCCGAGGTATAGTAAGGAGCACGATGCTCTACATCATTATCATCCTCAAACACCATCTTCTTGATCTGAACATCAGCAAAGAAGTCGTTGAAGTGACCGTTACCCACAACCCCATAAATCTCCTTGTAGAGTTTCAGAAGGTCTTCTTCCGAAGCGTGCATAGCCACAAACTTGCCGATGATCTTGGTTACCTTCACCATCTGCTCCGGTGTGGCATCACTCTGATATTTTGTGATAAGTTCTACTAAGTTCATATCATTCTTGTTTTTGTGATTTGACGTATTTGAAAATCTCGTCCAACTTGTTTTCCATGTTGTCGAGCCGCTGATTTGTTCTCTGCTGGTCACGAAATGATGTGTCCAACTCTGAGAGAAGTTGATCACAGTCCTTTACGGTCTGCTCGAAGTCCGGCATCTTATTGATGATGTCAGTGGCTTGGTTCTTCAATGCGTTTACCTCGTTGATGATACTCTCCTTACTACAAGAGATTACAAGGGTGTCGCTGTATGCTGTTTGCTCAGTATCAACTACCGAATAGGTTGACTGCTTTCCGTCTTCCGTCTGAACATTCACCTTCACATTCATGGTGCCAAAGTTTGGCATGCCAGGCATCTGTGGCATCATGTTGGGCTTGCTACCACTAATATCAGGGCTTGGAGTATTCATCACTTTACCCTGCTTGAATTTTCTAGTCGCCCGGTCAAACAAAAAGACCGGGAAACCTGCCTTTAAATCTTTAAATATCATAATCGTATCGTTTTAAATGGATAATGCGAGGGAAACGATGGCTAACAAACCATCCACCATTTCCCCCTATAATGATACTAAGCAGTAGTCAATGCTACGGTTAGACTGTCAAATATGCTAAGGCCTCTAGCCTTTCCGCATACCACATCGTTAGCCTTTTGCGTTCTTCCTACACTGGTGATGGTCACAGCCGTTGGCAGAGCTGTCTGCCCTTGGAAGGCTGCTACCCATCTTTCCGTGTAAATCAATGGCTGCGCTCTCATCACGTTTCTGTTGCCTATTACAGGCGAAATGATGGAGATTGTTGCCACGATAGGCACAAACACCGTTGTACCATTCAGGATAGGCTGCTCATAACTGTAGGTTATGCTTGCCTCCGGCTGCACATTGCCATTCACGCAATAAGGTCTGCAAAGCTTCTCATTGTAAGTAGCTAAGACTGAAACTTGGTTGGCTACCAATGCTGTAGTAGCCAAACCCACTGGAGAAATCTTGTTCATACCACTACGCTTCTGTTTCATTCTTTACTTTTTTACTGATAGCCACCTGCTACACCTGCGCCACATCCGCAACCGCAATTCATCAGATTGGCTAAGTAGATGTTCTGCTGCAACTGAGAGTTCTTAAACTTCAAGTCCTGAATCTCGTTTGCTTGCTCCTGGCTCCAATGGCCTGTCAAGGTGTCAATAATACGCTGAGTGTTGTTCTCACCTGCACGGATGATGTCACACTTGTCTTGCTGCATCTGGAAACCAAGGTTCGAAGCAGCTCTTTCTATACCAGTGTTGGTATAGCTAAAGCCCTGCTGCATCTGGTTAATGATGTCCTTCTGGCCCATCTGGTTCTCATAACCCATACGGATAATGTTCTGCTGCGTCTGGCAGCAGCAATCCTTAAGCGCAATTGTCATCTGCAAGTTACCCTGCGAAATGGCGTTGATTACTCGCTCTGCCGAGAATCCTACCTGACCACCAAGCTGCTGGATGCCAGCCTGGATGCCACAGATAGAGTTCTGCAAGGCGTTGAAGTCACAGTTCAGATTGCTTGCCAACATCTTAAGGTCGTTGCCGTTACCCTGGATCGCCCCCATCAGCAAGTTGCTATTCTGGTTGTCTGCCATCTGGTTGCGCAAACTCTCGATTTGACCCTGAATCTCCGCACGCTGCACGTCTGCGCCATTGTCACGATTGTTCCAGTCTGCACCATACATATAGCGCATCATGCCCATCATCATCATGTAGGCGAAAGGATTGTTCCACATATCATCATCGTCACGGTTACGCATCATAGCCGCCATTGCCAAAGGATTGCTGTCACGATTTGCCATCGCTCCAAGCAAACCACCCATCATTGCATCGTTGCAACAAGAGGTAGTCTTAATTACTTCTTCTGCCATAATTCCTAAAGTAATAAAAGTTGTACATTTTGTTTATTCACACATGTAATCGATTACGGCAGCAAAGTTATCCCAAAATATCTACATGTTTCATAACTCTGTCAAACATTCTTTTAGTGGCTGATTTCCAATGATTTAAGGTGACATAGACCCATGTCAAAAAAGAGAAGCCTCATCAGCTTCTCTTCATTATTCTGTTATTTACCCATAAAATAAGTGATGATGGTTCCAGCAATCGCTATCACATTGATAAATGTTAGCCACGCAAACAACCACTTCTTGCGTTTATAATCTCCTGTCCACCAAACAAAGATATTAAACGAAACGCTCAACATTATAATGATAGCACACTCTACAAATAAAAATGTTACCATATTCATATCGCTTATCCGTGTTGCGATAGGGCTTAGTTCTTGTTTCTTTTCAGTCTTTTCTTGATAAACTCCTTAACATCCCATTTCTTGAAGAAATGGCTATGGTCCCCAGCGTTCCCCACGCTCTCCAGCTCCCCATCAGCGATAGCCCTTCTTAGGGTAGATTCGCTGATATGCGCCTCCTTCTTCACCTGCCCGGCAGTCATCATTGGGTTGAGAGCATACGGCAGATAGTTCTCACAAAGGTCTTCTATCTCATCGCTACTCATTCCGCAAGCAGTAACCTTCTCCCCTCTCTTCTCTTGCTCGTCTGCTCGAAAACAAGAGTCAGATAACGATTTAAATAAGACTCCCATGGTGTGATAACCAAATAACTTTCCCATATCATTATAATCTAGAGATTAAACTTTGACAGCCCTTGCCTGATAAATACTTATCGGCAAAACCATATACATAAAATATAATGGTCATTACAAGTATTACAACATTAGCTTCCACCATTTCGTTGGTGGTAAAAACATTCCAGTATACAATATGAATAGCATTTATCCCAAATAGGTAGATGATCATCGGAATACGCCATCTGTAGCAGAGCCAAAAGAATCTGCTAGCAAGTATAAGCACAAGCGGATGGATGTAAACTGAGAAATAGATAAATGCTGCCGATACCCAATTCTCCTTAAACCATACGCACATTTCTTTTTCATGAGACGCAAATGTTACCATGCATGCAATATGAAAAAGCATGATAAACAGAGGCATCACTTCACAATAATACTTAAACCAAGTGAGTAGCTTTACGCTGTAGCCTCTACCTGCAAGGATAATGACGTTTATCATTTCGCTAACGTCCATGTCCTTAAACATTACTCTTGACAACTGTACAACACCGACTGATTGAACTAACCGTTGGACTTCATCTTCTTCCTCTTTACTCATAAATTCTTCTCCTTTTGTTTTATTATTTGTTCTTAGTTCCTCATTCTTAATAATAAGGAAAGTGCTGCAAAAATAAACAATACTGCACAAAAATATTTATTTTGAGCAATATTTTTATAGTTAAACTTTGCTAAAGTAACAATCTGTAAGCAAATTATTCTTGAAAGGCCTCCGGTCATACAGATTGCAGCTCATTTGATATGTACATCTGTGAGAATATTGATAGACCTATAAATAATAAGGTGTAGCCCTATAAAGAGTTACACCTTATTATATTTATACCCATCTGATCACAGTTTATTCTCCTAACATAGAGTTTACCATCCCTTTGATGGCTTCATCGGTCATGCTCTCTTTGACAGAGGCATCACCGCCAATCGATTTCATCAGCATACCTATCCAAGGATTGTCACTCTCCATTGTAGATTGTATCTGCTCCTTGTAGGCATCATAAAGCTCACCCGATTCCTTGTATTCCAAAAGAACCGTGCGCAAGGCTTTAACCACGTAGTTATCCATCAGCAATGGATTGTCCATTGCCGATGAAAGTTTGGTAAGAAGCACTGCCAGTGCTTCATGTAATTGCTTCTTATTCTTCTTCATATATCTATTTTTTAAGTTTCTAAACTCAGAGACTTATAGTTCATTCATCTCTGTTCTCCTTTTGTTCATCTTCCTTTGGCTCATCAACCTCTCGGAAGTCCTCGGGCGTGTCAAGGTGGGGAACGTCCAACTTCTCCCCACCAATGAAATACGAATACCCTAGATAAATCTCTTTTCCATAGTTCGTGCCATCTGCGATGCGCTCGAACGTCTTGCCATCATCAGCGATGATGTGCTTGCTATTGTCTTTGTCTATCTTCATACCTTAATCGTTTATATTGTTAATCCATACTTCTGTCTCTCCTCGTCCGTTAACTCGCTCCAACCGACAATTTTATCTTTGTGGGCACTCCAATTCGTTGCCGTCTTATATGTCTCTATCGCTGAATCTGGGACGTATATTTTTAACTGACTTACGCTCGGAATTGTTTCACTGTCTATAGTACAAGGTGTGGCAGTTCGGGCAATGAGCTTCTGCATATTATAACAGCTATCGTAGATGCCCTGATGATTAGTATTGGACTCTTTGCAAAGTGGCAGAAAACCGACCTTCAAGGCTGTGCTTTCGAATACTCTATAAAAATAAGTATTCACGTTCTTATCAAACAAGTTGTACGGGAATTCCTCTAGATTGGAACAACCCGCGAAAAGTCCCCTGCCGGATTCATCAAAGACGAAGGCTACTTTTACAAGCTTATCAAAAAGCCCTGCTGGAATTTTCTTTAAGGAAGTGCAATAAGCAAACGTACCAGAAGCTCTCTCCAGATTGACTAGCGGGTCGAAAAGCCCTGCTGGAATTTTCTTTAAGGAAGTGCAATAAGCAAACGTACCACTTTCACTATAATAATACATTGATGTCAAATCTGCTATCGGTTCAAACAGTTTGGCTGGTATCTCTTTAAGATTAGAGCAATTTTGGAAAAATTTAGCCACGTTGTAATCGTCATCATAGCCATTGTAGAATAAATCATCAGTGATGTATTCCAATTTATGTTGATACATAAAATCTGAAATCCTAGCCTTTGATTTTCCTATGCCCCAAAAAGCCAAAACGGTATCTCTGTAAAAACTGATACTTGCTATTTTATCGTTTGCAGAATCAATAGAGATGTTATGCAAAGAATTACCATCAGTATATGTATGAGAAAGTTCGGAATTAGTTGTTCCATCTCCCCAGTCCGTGATTATGCCACTTCCATATATTATAATATTCGTGCCCAATACCAATAATTGCATCTTTCCGTTAGGCTCTGGCTTCATCGTCATTATGTCAAATTCAATATTGTACGACTTTGATATTGTCGTGTCCGAACGAGACTGAATGGTTCCTCTATCTTCACCCCCACTATATCGAATAACGTAATCGTAGCGTTCTCCTTCTGCCAATGGCACTTTTACCGTTCCCGAAGAAAGGTCGTATGTCAAGCCATTGATTTCCACGGTCGCTCCTTTTATTACTCCGTATTGGCTTACCACGTTGAAGGTGGCGAATATTGTTTTCAGTAGGGTTCTTGCTGTGATTGTCAAATGAGGGAAAAGACTCTTTATTCTCTCGATGTCTTCCTCAATAGCTTTAAGCACAGTATATTTTCCGCTCAAATATGCGATTGCAGTGTACTCCCCATTGTCTCCGACACCCTTGATGTTCGACAGCTTGTTGAGTATCGAGAAATTGGCTTTCAGTGCATCGATGTTGGTGAATCTTACGTATACGAGTGCGTTGTCCGAGGAAAGGATTTTCTCGGCAATGTCTAGTGGCTCGATATTCGGGCAATTCTCTATAACAAGCGTGGTTACGTTCGCCCACGAATCGACTGATAGACCAGTACCAAGCTTTGGCTGGTTCTTTAAAGTCAAGTTGGTAATGGTGGATGGGAGTTCCAAAATTCTAAGCGCACCACCCTCAGCAAGATTCACGGCTGTAGCCTTCGTTCCCTTTGCATACACTTCCTCTATGTTCTCGCAACCGCTCACGTCAATGCTTGTGGTATAGTTGGGACAGTTCTGAATGTCCAGCTTGCGCAACTTCACATTGTTGCCCAGCGATAGAACGCTGAAGTTTCGATTTTGATAGCCTGCTTTGGAAGAACCGATAATTAACTCCGTAATATTAGTTGCCTTAGATACATCAACCGTGCCAACGTATAGAGCCGACAAGTCGCCAATAGTCTTAATCATAGAGGCATTGTAGATAATGGTCTCGGTGTCGTTGAACTTGATGCCAGCAGGTGCAGTGATAGTCTTCACTTCTCCCTCTCGCATTCTCTCGCTCTTGGTCACGCTACCCCAGCGAATAGTTCCATACATTGCCGAGAACGCACCGATGGTGATGTCTGCCTTTGGCTCGACACCTGCCCATACACTCGGTGTGTATGTTCGGAAAGTAATGTAGTCAGACAACGAAGAGCCTGCCTGGAACTTAGAATCCATGTACTTGAATCGGTTGTAGAGCCACCATCTTCTGTGTGCATCTCGGCTACCTTGGAGGGCATAGAGAAACGCACCAGTCTTCACGGTCTGCGCAGTTCCAGTAGAATAGTCCGTATATCCGTCAATCAAAGGCGATTCGTACTTGAAATACCCGTCCTCATTGTAGACGCTCTCGCACCACTTGTCGCTCTGTCTTGTGTTGCAGAACTCGATAATCTTGTCGTAGCTTAGAATGTCCTTCTGACGCAAGTCTTGGTACATCTTCGTGATGTCGGAAGAAAAAGCCTGCTCCACAAGCTCCCAAAGCAGGGAGTTTGCACCGTTCCATACATTCAAGTTACCGATAATGTCATGTATTTCTATATCGTAGCTAAACTGTATTGCGCCCTCGTTATTGATACCGAAGACCGTATCATTATCATAGAAGATAAAAATCCACTTTCCACCAACATAAAATGTTAGGAACTGGTTCTTCGCCCTCTGGTCAACCATTCCGAAAACCAAAGTGATGATGTAGTAGAAAATTATCGTCTTCTTGTCGAAATGCTCAGCGAACTCTGCCTTGAACTTCTCTATATTGTCCTTGCATGAAACCACCCAAGTGAACACTTCTCTCATGTGAGAAATATCCTCGTTTCCATCCGGATAACGACCCTCGAAATCATTCTTCCAGCCATCATCTGAAAAGTCTGCTGAACGGAAGTTAGAGAGGTCGCTGGTGTTGTTCAGAAACTCCCACGATTCGTCCCCCTCTGCAAAGCCGAAAGTGTTCTCTGCGCTCTTGTCGGTGTTGAAATTGTACTTGCCGATGAACAGAGGTGTATCCCCTGCCTTGCTTCTGTGGAAAATCAAACATGGTTCTCCATATACTGTTGTACGTATCAATGCATTCTTCTTCTGTGGCTCGGTCAGAATACCTGCTTGCAGAAGCATCCACCCGATATAGTTAGCTAAACCAGTATTGTGTGTGCCACTGCTCTCGGCAAAGTCAGCCTTCCAGCAGAAATTTGCTGCTGGCAACACTGCCTCCTCGTTTAGCGTGAACATGTCTTGATGCTTTCCGCTCTCTGTCATATTGAAACCCTTCTTAAACTGCCCCTTATAGTTCTTTCGTGGGTAGTACTGGGAAGATGTACCCTGCACGTTCAAGACAACACCATCAGCAGTAAAACTCTTCTCTGGATGGTTCTTGTCAACGTACTCAATGCTCACGGTTTTCTTGTCTCCCTTAAACTGCGATAACTCGCCAGTAATGATAAGGCAAGGTATCTGCTCCAGCATCTTAGAATAGCTCAAATTGCCGTATGTATCATAGACTTGATTACGGTTGAAAATAGTCAGTTTCTTGTCTATATCGTCCATATCTGCAATATAGTTATCCAGGAGCTGCTGTGCATTGAGGTTGTTAGAGTAGCTCCTGATATTGTATATGTCTATTGTGGCTGTAGATGATACTACGGTTATGTCAACTGGCGATGGCTGAACGAATCCGTCATTGGCTGGGTATTGCAGTGACTGCGACTTGATACCGTTGATATAAATCTGCATCAATCGGTTGTTGGCTCGCTTTTCAACCACGAAGGACACACGTACTCGCTCATCCTCCTTGTACTTGGTCTCCAGTGTGGACTGCTCCGAGGTTAGGGATATTGTGTTCGGGGTCAGTCGCAAACCAATTCCGCCCTGCTGACAAGAGAGAACAACACCTTCATAGTCCATCACTTGGCGAACAGCAAACTCAATCTCTATGGTCTTGCCAGTCTGTCTGATGTCCTTGGAGAATAATTTCAAAGGAATAGTCATTGCCGCTCCACCGCTCAATCGCATGGCTGTGTTGCCGTCCTTATCGACTATCCATCCGTTGGTTATGTAGTTCATCTCAGAGAACGAAGCCGCAATTCCGTTGTTCTCCCATGTTTCCCTATCTGTGTCCTGATTGCTCCTTCCCTGCGATGTCAGGAACAACTCAAGGTTCTGAGTTTCTGCCTCTGATGTGATAGAAGATTTGTCTACAGTCAATTGGAATGTCTTACTTACACTTCTGCAAGTTATCGTCATAGTGGCATCTCCTTGGCTCATAGACTTGTATACCCACGATTGTTGTGTGCGGTCAACCTTTCGGGTTGCCACGATGGAATCGTTAATCTTCAAGGCAATGTCTGCTGGGTTGTTCAGTGGGTCGTAAACCACAAAAGGAATGGAAACCGTCTCGTACTGCTTCATGTATATATGTTCCATGATGCTAGCGATGATTGGGGTTTCGTTTCCTTGCTCGATACATACGAGTGCAAAGTTAAGATGGTTACTCTTCAATTCCAAACCATGCACGGATGCGGACAGATAAACTTCCAGGCTATGCGCTCCGTGTGCTTGCGCTGGAATCTCAAAGGACTGCTGACGGTTGTTGACTTCCGTCTCCTCTGTGTGTATCTCCTCGCCGTCCAAGAGAACATGGACGACCTTCTTGATATTGCCGATTGGTGTGTAAACGAAAGGTATAGCACCTTCGTATGCAGTCACGCTGTCGAAGCTGGAAGATACCATAAGGTTTACCATCGTCACTTCGTAAACATAGCTTCTAGAACTTCCCTCTGCATTGTCTATAGTAAATCTAATCTCGGTTACGTCCTCCCCAATGTACTTAGTTACGTCTATAGTGTATGTATTGCCAGAGCGCAAGGTTATTCTCTCACGCTGCTTACCTGCAACATAGACAGTACAAGAACCACTAACCTGAGAAAGGTCACCTTCATTCTCGTAATAAGACAAATACTTAAACTTAAAAGTCTCTGTACTCCCGGCGGTCGTATACTCGCTAGGTGTGACTAATATCGTATTTTTCATTGTCGCTTGTGTAGCTCCGGTGTTCGGAAGCTGAACTTGCGATACAACTAAATCTTCGTACTTTTCCGTGTCGGAATTATACTTTTTCATGGATGCTTCGTCTGCGAATATTTGCAAAAACTTCTTATCTTTAATTTGTACGCATCCACCCTTCTTGGTGAAGGTATTCTTGATGAGTTCCTGAACTCGTCTGCCTGACACTGGAAGGTTTCCTGTACTAGCATCACCTCCCCAGTCAGTGTCTAGAGTTATTGGATTGTCAAAAACTTTTCCCATTGTTTATAATTTTATTTGTTTTTCCACCCTTCGTTATCTATCCATGGCTTCTCGTTTACCCAATAGCCGGCACCGAAACAAGAACGTATTGCCTGCCAAACTAGTTTCGTACCTTGATATACTGCTGCAATAATCCTGCCCTTGGCTAGTATTATAGCGATGTCATGCCCAAATGCCCTAATCATCCCTATTCCTCCTCATAGACAAAATAAATCTTGCTTTCGTCCTTGTTGATGGAATTATATTCTTTCTCTCCGAGGACGACAAGACTGTCTTTTAAGTCGCTGAGTTTATCACTCACTGCTTTCTGAGACATTACCTTATCCTCAGACTTTCCTGGTTGCTGAACCACTTCCAGCAAAGTAGAGTTTACCCAGCTTTTGCCATTCTCAGAATAAAGCACATTGATACCCTGAGGAACGACGAGATCACCAAAGTTTTTATACGTACCAGCTACGGTCGCAAAATAATACATCTTTGTACCGAACTTCTCTGGCACTGTGGCAAGACTAGCCACGCCCATATACGTAGCACCTCTAATGAGTTTAAACTTCTCAATAAGACTCGTTATCAACTCATCCCAATAACTATCTCTCTCGGCATTCACACACCAAGTGCCTCTGGGCGCATTCCAGTAATGTGCCCAGCCTTCTATCACCACAAAGTCGCCAGCAATACCTCCTGCAGGGAACTTCTTGTTCACCTCATAGATGCTGCCAAAATCACCCTTGTAGTGAGGACTTGTTTTATCTATATCGTTAGCCATAAAATATTATATTTGAGATAATTGGTTATACTTTTCTGCCAGTTCACTCTCCTTCTTGCTTACAAGGAAGATTGAAACAGCACGATAAATGAGATATTTCTTGCATTCATCTGTCAGGGAAAGGATGATCTTCTGGTCGGTCACTTCCTTTTCATGCCCAGTATCAGTAGAATACACATTCTCTAATTTTTGATAAGGGATATACGTGAACAGTTCAACCTCATGATCATATACAGCTCCAACAGGTGCATGGTTGGCATCATACCTTCCGGCAGTCCAGTACATCAGCACTCGCTTTCCTGTAGTTGGCGATGTGGTAATCATGCCCTTTGGTTTCTGGGGCGTTCCCCTGGTCCACCGGGAGGCTTGCATCTGAGCCTCCTTGCTGCCCGGTTCCATCAGCATAGTCAGCGTGCTTTGCCAACTTCGTAGCCTCAACTCTACCAGTCTCAGCCAGTCTTCAGGAATTGTCAGGCATCCATGACCATCTGTAAACTGTGTCTGGATGGCATCATAATCCTGCTTGCCGCTTTCGTTCAGCGAAACTTCCACCCTTTTGGGGAGAATCATTTGCGCCGGTGCTTGCAGCAGAATCTGTTGAGCTGCCGTTTCAATGGCTTGCTTCATTTCCGTGTCCGAATCATCCGTAATGATGTCATTCACCTCATCATGGACCACTTCGTCCATAGCTATGCGCATTTCCTTCACAAGGTCACTCATAAGAACTTCCATAAGCAAGAAACCTATTAAAAATTATAAACTACAAACTAAAACTCTATCACCACACCCAGCTCTTTAGCCTTCTCCTTCACAGCCTTAGGTGATTTCAGTTTCCTTACATCTACCTTATATGTCTTCTGGAGATAATTTTTTGCCTTGGTGATGTTATCGAAATGAAGTGCATTCTCGTCCTTCACCTGCTCTTCTTTTTGTTGCTGAATCTGCACCTCTTCCGGCTGGCTCTCATCAATGATACGGCCTGCCTTCGTAAGAGGGTGCTTCCTGATGCATTCTGCCACCTGCTTGTTATCCGTAATGTACGAATAGGCATCGTTGCTGCACCGTTCAAACTCAATGTTCTTGATCAGTCCGCTCGGCAGAGTCACCACAAAAATGAGCATACTCTTAGCTACAAATCTATACATATCTATTTGTGTTTATGGTGAGAAGGGATAGTGAGACTGCATTAGCCTCAACTATCCCCTAGATTGATATATGTAGAAAACTATCAGTTTCCTATACGATGATTACGCTGCCTCCAAAATCTGCTCATCTGTAACGCCATCACCAGTGAAGACTGGTCGCGCTACACGCGCATGAGCATCAGGGAAGGTCAGTACCCAGCAGCTATACTCCTCCATCACAACACCTGCAGTGTTACGAATCAAGAGATCCTTGGCGTTAAACTCGTTTCTGCTCCATACACCGAATACGTATTTGTCAAGATAACGAGCATCCAGCAAGAACGCTCTACCATCCATACCCCAGGAGTTAAAAGCATCGTGACGATAAATGAGAATCTTTGTACCCATGCTCTCGAACTTCTCAAAATCAAGTTTCCAACCCTGATAGTCCTTTTCGGTCTGGGTAATGATACGCTTGTTAGAGCGAAGGTTAGCAAATGCCTGATAAATCAAGTTGTCAACAAAGAGGAGTTTGGTACGGCTAGAGTTACCAGCACCCTTCAATACTGCAGCGATAAATGCAGAAAGTTCCTTCTCGCTGATCACATACTCATATACTGTTTTTTCCTGCTCTACAGTTTCGCCACCGGTACCTTCAGGCTTAGGTACTTTTACCTTTGCCTTAACAATTTCACCATTCTCATCTTTCTTGACAGCCCAATGGCCAATCTGCAAGTCCTTGCCTGCTTCCCAGTAAATACCGCCCATGGTATAGGTCAAACCAACTTTCTCGCCACCATTCGACATGCTCTTTACACCGAACAGACCACTTCGCTCCTGACCATAACGCATATCGTCCATAGCCATTTTTTCCTGACGTGTGAAGTCCCATTTTACCTGAGTCTTACTCATGCGGTTGATAAGAGACTCCTCAACCTGCATGATAAATCGCTGGCAATACTGGAAGCTCTTATCTGGCATAGAGTAATAACTACCAGTTTCAACCTCTTTCTCGCCTGCGGCTCTTCCGAGGCGCATCAGAGTTGTACCTACCGGAATATTGTCTTCAAAGTCACGGTTGCCGCGCGAAGGGTTTTTCTTTCCATTCAGAGCGTAGGCAATAGGGTTATTGTCATTATCATGGCTGATTACACGGAACTGAAGAGGAATCAAAGTACTCTTATTCGTACCTGTCTCATCATAGCCATAGATGCCATCTACCATAATAACATCACCATTATCGAAAGCTGCCGGATTCTCCACGATGAAAGTTACAGAATTACCATTGGTCTGCTTATTAACCTGAGTAGTAAGTTTTGACATAATAGGCTTCTGACCGATAGAATAGTATTCTACTCGAACAGAGTCGATAGGAGTCATCTTCTTGGATGCACGTAAAATCTGATCAATAGGACAACTCTCCAACTTCATCTCTACGACTGTTGGGTTAACATGAGCAACATAGTAGTCCCAGTTGCCCATATTTTCCTGTGTCTCCTGACTACCACCCTGCCACTGAGGACCAGAGCCACCTACACCGGGACCATCCAAAGGACCTGTCGCACCACCGCCACCTGCACCAGCAGGAATACCACCACCTGGTACAGGTGGAGCCGTTTCAGCCATTGCATAAGAACTTCCACCACTAAGAATCATGACGAGCATCGCCATCATGAAACCAAACCATTTCTTAAACTGTTTCATAATCTATACATTTAAAATTATTAATTATAAATTTCTAATTCTACATTCCAACCATCTTGCTGTACACCTGTTCTGTACGGCTCTTTTCCTTTGGAAGTGAAGGTGCGCCACCACCTCCATCGATGTTGATGTTCTTCTTACCACCTTGTTTCCCATCGTGAAGCTGCCTCTGCTGGTCTATCTTCTCGTTTTTGCCACGCTTATAGCCTCGCTCTTCTGCATCGGCCACAGCCTTGTCGAAGTCCTTAATTTGGAAGAGGCGCAAGAAGTCTTCTTTCTTCAAGCCATACCGAGCTGCACGCCATATGAAACCATCATCATCGTGATCCTCGCCATCATCGCTACGCTTGTAAAGCCATTCTATCAAATCGGTAATCGCCTCAGGCTTCAATTTCGCTTTTTTAATAGCAGCGTCAAGTTCGGCATCTTCCTGCTCCATATTGGCAGCAAGTTGCTCATTGTCCTTTGCTAGTTTCTCGCTGGCTTCAAGTTTCTCTTTTTCACTAGCCTTCAAACGAGCCTTAGCCTTCTCGTCACCATTGATGGCATCAATATAGTCCTGACCCATTTCATCAATAATGAAATCGATAAAATTGAAGTCGCTGCCATCTGCATTTTTCTTTGTAACAAGACCTGTCACCAGACTTGGAGCATGAGGGTTGTCCTGCAACATTTTGTTGAAGTCATCCATTTTCTGCTTATTCTGGTCATACTGGTCGTAATCGGTCGAAAGTTGACCATAAACAGCCTCATCATCATCCATATTCAAGTCAGGATAACGCTGAGCAAGACGCTCTCTGAAAGAATCTCGCTTTGACTTAACTTTCTGATTATCAATAGTTTCTTTTGCCATAAATATTCATTTTTAATATTTGTGTGCTAAATTAAGGAAAATTTCGCATTACTTTGTGATAAGTTCTGCATCTTGATGAATTAATTTTGCTGGTATGAAACATCTAAATTCCATATCCGAAATTTACCTTAAAAGAGATCAAGAAATGTATCTGCTCTTTCGTAAGGCCAAGAGGATGGTAGAATATCCTACCACCATGGCTAAGATATGCGATTACATCGCCAAGATGCCTGCCTCTTGCTATTATCTCGCCGATAGCACAGCTTATCGGTATGTATGTAAACGCATCAAGGGGGAAAAGCCTAAATTCGGCAAATATCAAGCCATGAAAGAAAAACTCTTTGAAGATTTCTATCAGGATTTCTTGCGTCTCCGGCAGATGGATCAATACAAGGAATACAATACCAAAAATCTTGTGTATGTATGCCTGAATCTTCCTGCGCCCAATTTGGGTATGGCTCCACGCTACATACAGATGAAAATAAACAATTATTTCCGCAATAAGAAAACATCATTCATAACTCGATAAATCACTTCCATTATGCGTACATTATATATTACACTTCTCATCATCCTCCTGATGGCTTTCATCATTCCGCTTCATGCCTCGCTTGCTGTGTCTCCATCATCGCCATTATACACCCATTTCGCCTATATGTTCGGTCATGCCAACTTTATACACTGGGGTATCAACGGCTGGTGCATATTGATGTTTCATCATCAGTTCCGCTTCCATCGCCTACTGGCAGCATGGCTCTGCTCCGTGTTGCTATCGTTCGTATACTATCCGGCATTACCTGTATTGGGTGCATCCGTATTGATTTCTTTCTTCATGGGATTCTCAGCGCAATGGTATTATCGGTATCACCGCATCTACTTCTGGCAGATGATGCTCGGTATGGCTATAGGTTTCCTTCTCCCTTACATAGCTGGTATCTTCCACATAGTCCTATTCTGTTTAGGTTTCATCTATGCCAAGGCAGAGAGATTTATCCGACATGCCAACACACTTAACATTTAACACTCAACACTTAACATTATTATATATAACGAATGCCAGTAGCAAAATCCTCCTCAAAGGTTCGACCTCAGCAGCAGATTTCTGATAAGAAACTCAAAGAGATTCTTGAAGAAGATAAGAGAAGACTCCAAAGTCTCCTCGCTAGTTATCGTCCCATTACAGGAGAGAATGCCCCTGGACTTCGATTCGAATGCGTCATCACTGATTTCCTGAATGGAAAGAAGCTCTGGCTCCCAGTAGAAATGTTGAAGGAAAAGAAGTTCTGCGCCATCATCAAGTGTGGTTCTATAGAGGCCTTCTGCGATAAGTACATGCCCGACTTCGATCAAGAGAAGGCTCGCGATGCAGTTTTCCGGTATCTCATCCGCTTGCGCTGTAAGCATGATTTTTATTTCTTCGCCTACGCCTACGCCCGAATCAAGAATAAGGATGGAGGTGAAGATATACCTTTTCTCCTCAACCATGGACAGATTGGTCTTACTAAGGAGTTTGAAAGACAGCGACTTCATGGCGTACTAGGCTCTATCCTGGTTATACTCCTCAAATGCCGCCAGTGGGGTGGTTCTACTGATACAGATGTCTATATGGGATGGATTCAGATATTCTGGATGATCAACTGGAATAGTAACATCATTGGTCACCAGTCATCATCTGCCACCCAGGTGTTCGATATGTACGAGAAATTGATGAATGCCATTCCTACATGGCTGTTCTATGATATTGGAATACCTTTTAAAGAGGATCCTCGCAAACTCAAAACATCAAGCACACAGAATAACATCAAGTATCTCATACCACGCGATTGCAAAATACAAACAGGTTCCGCTCGTAACCCTGAATCATGTCGTTCTGCAGATGCTGCCATGGCACATATCACAGAGGAAGCCTTCTTCCCGAATACTACCGAGTGGACACCTCAGAAGGTAATCAATGCTGCGGTTTCTTCTATCCGTGTCACCGTGCCATTAACATTCATCGTCCGGGAGTCAACGCCAAACGGACGTGAGAATGAGTTTCATGACGAATGGGTCCGTGCCAACTCTTTCGATAAGGATGGAAAACGCCTCTCTATCTATACTCCATACTTCGTGCCATGGTTTGATATTGAGAAGTATATCCTTCCATTCAAAACAGAGCAAGAGAAAATAGACTTTGTTATCTGGTTATACAAGAATCGTAAAGATGAGCAATATCATGGCTCTTACTTCTGGTGGCTTTGGGAAATCAAGGGTGCTACGCTTGAAGGAATCCATTGGTATGTGAACGAGTGCAAGAAGTATAATGATTTAGACGGTATGCGCCAGGAATACCCTTCTGATGATGTAGAAGCCTTCCTATTCTCAGGTACTACAGTCTTCGACCCATACAAGTTGAAAGAAATGGAAGAGGACTGCAAAGGTATTGAGCCTATCATGGTGGGTGACATTGAAGGTGACTCTTATGATGCTGCCGATGATGCTTGCATGAACAATATCCGCTTCATTGAGCGTTCAGGTGGACCACTGAAGGTGTGGGCTGGTCCCGACAACTCTGAGATTGTCAGACATCGGTATATCGTAGCCTGCGATATTGGTGGTTCTCATAAAACCTCCGACTTCTCAGATATAGTAGTCCTCGACCGCTATGATGAAATCTATGCTGGTGTACCGGAAATCGTAGCTGAGTGGCATGGTCACTGCGATGCCGATCAGTTAGCCATGCGCTGTGCCCAGATAGCCCATTTCTATAATGATGCTTATCTGGTCATCGAGAACAATACGGCCTATTCGAGAATGAACAATACTGAGGGTAACCAGTCAGAGTTGTTTTTTCCTATCCTCCTGCCTCTATACGATAACCTCTATAGCGCATCACAGTCCAAACTGAAGAAGGTGAAGAATATCGAAATGAAGTGGGGATTCAATACCAACAAGGCAACTAAGGTGGCAGTAGTGAAGACCATGGCTCGTATCATCCGTGATGGCGGCTATATGGAGCGAGAACTTGCAGCAATAGACGAATGTACCTATTTCCTCTATTACAAACAGAACGACTGTTATGGAGCAGTAGCCGGCAAGCATGATGACCGTGTTATGGCGCGCGCCATAGCCCTCTACGTAGAGAAGGATATGCCTGCACCTGAAATAGTCCCATTCCGTTCAAAAGCAGAGATAGAACGTGAACGTCTCCGCAACCGTCCACCTGTAGTAGCCGAGTTGTCAGGCATAGGTGGTGGCAGCTAGCCTCTATCTGGCCAGCAGCATAATCCGTCCCCTGTTTAGTCACCGTTCCAGGCGATTCTATCGCCTGTCCATATAAGTTAATAATTAAAAGTAAAAAGAAAAATGAAACAAAGTTATTCTAATCTGCTGCGTAAGATGCTCATAGCCATCTACCAGCCTATTGTCACTCGTATCGAACTCTTCCGTGCCACACGCATGTGGCAAAAAGGAGTCAAGGCAACCATTGCCAAGTATAAAGAATGTGGTGCGCCTCGTTTCTATATGCTCTACGACCAGTCGCATAAAGATTTTGCGATCATGACCTACGATCCTAACAGAAAGGATATGCTCGCATATCGAAGATTAGTCCAGATGGGCAAGTGGAAAGCCACTCGCTATTTCAAAAACGTAGAAGACATCAAGGCTGCCTCCTACTACTACACTCCTTCAAAATGGGGAGCCATCGGCTGCGATGCCGACAACAAGGTTAGGGCCAAGAAGTTGAAACAATGGCAAGAATACTACATGTACCGAGTTTCTACCCTGATGTTTAAGTTACGCATATACAAGAAGAAACATGATATTGACTAAACAAAAAGAAGAGGAGACCATCACGGCTTCCTCTTCACAATCAAATAACCTTAAAAACTAAAAACCCTATAAAATAATCTAATCTAAGAACTGAACAACATTTCGTTCAATATTATGAATTACCTAAGAACTTTTTTCTACATAGCTGCCGAAGGAAGAGCTGCCAAATCATTTGCTCCATCACCGGAATCCTTCAGGTGCGTATCTGGTGCTGCAGTCTGCTGTCCTCCGTCAGAAGGCATCTGCCCATTGGCTGCTTGCTGTGCCTGAAGAGCTTCTAGCTTTTCCAGTTGCTCCTTGAAGTATTTCCTCATTCTTCCTGTACCAGGGAAGTTAGCTACCGTAAGCATCGTATAAGGATCCATCTTGCCGCTCACCATCATCTGCCAGGCCATATCGTTGTTGGCAGCTCTGATAAGTGGACTGTAAGCATCCAAATCAATAGAAACATCTAGATCCATATCCCTCATGGTCTCCGGATTGAAATGTATCTCGAAGTCATCACCTGTCAGTTTCACGCTGTCAGCATCCGTACAAAATTCCTGTATCAGGTAAAGTTTCTTCTTGGCCACACGTACCTTAAAGTTGTTGAAACTCTCAACAAAGTCCTGTATTGTGGTAGATGATGATTCTCTTTCCAACTGATATTGCTTACCGCTGGTATTACGGTGCTGTCCTTGAAGAGCACCCTGTACACCACTCCCCTCGCTTGCCATCGTCTTGGCAAAGTTTATCATGAAGTCAACACCTGCCGGAATACTCTTGTTGACCAGTGTCTGAGGTGGTTTACCTCCATTCTTCGAGTTCCATAAGATGATACTATCTGTTTTGGTATAGTTCACCTGCATTTCATCGATGCTCTGTTTCTCGCTCAATGCGTTCTCGTCCACAAGCATCGTACCCTTGGCACCATTGGCCACGATGAAGTTAATCATCATCATATAATGGTTCAAGGTGCGCTGGTTGTTCTCGGCACGCATCGTAAAACTTCTTACCTCGCCATTCAAGCATGGATAGGCAACGAAGGTGTATGGATGGATAGAGGTTCTGAATCCGTCCCTGAGCACATAGTATGGTGATTCCCTGGCATCCAGCAGATAGCCATTCGGTGTGATATATCTTCTGAACCAGTAGGTTTCAGCCTCATCCTTAATTTCGATGGTCTTAAGTTCAGAAGGGTCTACATAGTAGATAGGCTCACCATTCTCATCGAGCACAGGTAGGCCATTTTCATCTTTCATGATGTTGGATTCCTCTATTTTGCGCTTCTTTTCCTCATAGAAGGCTCGCTGGTCAGGAGAGGCATAGCCGCAATCTCCACTCTCCCAGTCATGTACCCAGATGGCTGGTCTGGTTTCTTTTGTCCAGATTTCCAATACCCGGTACTTGCCTACTACTGAAGAATGGGTGAAATCATCTATTCCGGCATACTGGGCTTCACCAGTCGGGTGATAAGTCTGTTCGGGCGCAAAATGGTGCTGCGTCTGTAGATAGATCTCACTGAGTTTATTAGCCTCTTCCTTGCTTCCATTTGTAAAGGTAGCAATAATCTCTCGCCAAGTCAAATCATGAGCCTCAGCAATAAATTCCACATCGCTCAGGTCATACTTAAAGAAAGGTGGTAAAGCTAACTTAAAGATGTCTACAGAATAGTCAAAGATGCCATTCTTGCCATCCCTTCTGCCATAATAGGTTTTCATGCCTATAAAGGCAAAGCAGCAGAAGGCGTAAAACATTCTCGCATCTAACTCTTGCCTGTCGTTCAAGTTGTCGTTCTGACGAAGATATTCATTGAAGAAACTGATATAGTCTTCCTCGTTTGGATCCACGGCACTACATGTAGCAGTACTGCGCTGCTGGCGCACAAGACCTACTAGCGAAAGAAGTTTGTCTCCGATTACATCGTATTCCAGTATTGGCATACCTTTCAGTTCCATATACTGCCGGATGGTAATCTTTCTTCCGTTCCATTCTATCAGCTCTTCCAACTGTCTTCCCATCACGAAGTCTTGCGCTCGCTTCCACTTCTTTCTCAGTTCTGCACCATCATAGAAGTATTGGCAAGCCCATTGCAGCAACAGAAGATTGCTTTCGCTCTGCGTAAACCGCTCCCGACTCACTCCTTCAAGTGAGTCTGGTCCCGGCTCTGCACAGTTCGATATGTCATTTATTACATGATTGTCAACCATAATTCTTAATTTTTCGCCAAAAATACCGCATTTTTCTCGCTTATTAGTGATAAGTTGCGCAACTTAACATTACTTTCTCATATTTTCCCCTTATTTTTGTTCCGCATTTCAATTTAAAACGTTTTAAATCATGGGTAAATCAATCAATGTACATGAAGCCTGCGTCATTACTAAAGATGATAAAGGCAACCTCTCCATGGTAGGAAAGGCAAAAGAAGCCCTCACCACCTTGAAGAAGAATAAGGTTTCTGTCTGCATTCTTCTCTGCGACAACAAGAAGGAGGATGTGGAGAAGTTCCTTAACGACAATAATGTGCCTTTCGCCTCTCTCAGTACCAAGGAAGAGACCGATAAGGATGGCAACACCAAGCGTGTTGATCCACCAAAGGCAGATGTCACCATCATGCCAAGTTCCAAGGTCATCACTCTTCGAGACGATTGGCAGTGGTGTTTGGATGATATTGCCCAACGTCTCTGGGGCGAGAAAAAGAAGGAGAATCCAAAGAGTGAACAACAGCGCATGGATGACAGCATGGCTGATTACATACGCTGGGCAACACCAAAGAAAAAGGAACCAGAGAATGCATCTGGTACTTCTCTCGGATAACATCGCTCCAACATCTTCAACTTTAAACACACAAATGATTCATTAATCATAACTATTTTAAATTTATTTGGAATTAGATTTTTTATAACTATCAAAAAGGGACTCGCTGTGAAGCAAGTCCCTTTTTCTGTTTGTAGAAATATCGAACATAAAATAGAATTGGCCACTGCCTATTTTCGGAAATATAGAACATTTCCTAGAGTGAAGTAGCCCGAAGGCTACTCCATTCCGTTCAACGTTTTAAGCAGCTCCTTTCTGGTATTCCGAATCTCTACCAGTTTGGCAGCATCGTTCGTACCATCCATTTGCTTCTTAGCCTTATTCATCTTCCTTCTTGCAGCAGAGATAGCCTTTCTAGCCGCAAACAGTCGCTTGTTGGTTTTGCTATTCTTAAAGGCATTTGCCTTCGCCTTATCAACATCCTTCAAACGCTGATACTCCTGATAAGTCTCAATGGTTCCGTTCCAGACGTTCTGTATTCTCCAGTCCTCCGTCACGTCCTCTGCCTTAGCCTTCATCAGGTACTTGCTTTCAGCCTTCTCCATTTCCTTCAAGTCTTCATCACCGTTCAGATAACCCTGCACCATGTTCAGAGCCTCCTTCTGGGTGAAAGCCTTGTAATCACTCTGCGAGAGGAATTTCTTCATCTTCTGGCGCATCTTCTTCTTTTCCGTGATACTCTTGGCAGCATCAAAGCGTTTACTTGCCTCCTGTAAGGAAGTCACTCCATCGCTCATTTCTGCACTCTCCAGTGCCTTCACCGAACCGATGGCAGCCTTAATCTGAGCCTCAGGATCAATACCATTGCGCTGGCAGCTCTGATAGGTCATCACCACGCCCTCCATGTCACCGCTAAGGATAAAGTCCTTGAAGTAACTCTGAGCCTTCCATGGAGAGAAACCCTTGCTAGATGGGAAGAAGAAATCCACCGCCTTGAACTCCTTGTTCTCCTGGCTCGGAATCAGGAAAGGTGCCCAGTACAAAGCATCCTTATAAAGCAGTCCGATGGTCTTGCCATACTTGCGCTGAATATCTTGATCCGCATGGCTGGCTTGGAAATCGCTCAGATAGTTTATATCATCCAAGGTCATTCTCACCATAGGGTTAGCCTTACCTATCATTCGCTGTACCATAGGTCCAGGGAACTCTAGTTCTCCCTTATGGTTGAATAGGTATTCAGGAACCTCACGGAACTGCTTACCATGTCTCACATACATTTCTGTACCATCTTCATATCTGCCTAAGAAGATCTTGCTCTGCTGGCCAAGGCTGTTGCCTCTCATCAGATAGTCATACCATTTCATACCCTCGTCACCATAAGCCAGTTCATACATGCTCTTATAGCTTGGGTTGGTCTTTCTGATCTCCTCAGCCTTTTTGCGTTCCTTCTCCTCGTCCATGGCACGGAAGGCAGCATTGATACCATTGGCAATGCCCTCATAGAATACCATGAATCCGATGCCATAACAAAGGAGTGCAGAAATCTGTCTGCTTCTTCTGCCTTCATCCTCCGGTGTAAGTTCCTTATGTTTGAGTCTCTTGTAATACTGCTTGAAGTTCTCAAAGGTAGCCTCATTCCAGATAGAACCAAATCCGGTTAATGCCAGGAAGTGTCGAGTGGTAGAAGCATTCCAGTCTGGTGAAAGAAGAACTCGTCCGGCATAGCGCAAGGTTCGATGGCTAGCACCCAACACATCCCAGTGCTGCCCACCAAACATGTCGTTCACAAACTGTCCGTCCTCATCCAAAGCCCGGCTCAGTTCCTCCTCAGTCCATCCCTTCTTCTTGGCACGTTCCTTGGTCTTGTCTGCCCTCATACGATAGGTAGCAAGTTTCAGTCCGTCATGAAGGAAATCCCACAAAGCTACATCCATGCCCTTATTGATGAGTGAAAGCATCTGCGTTGCCACCTTCAATGGCATAGAAGCCGCAGCCACCGTTCCGGAAATTTTATTTCCGTCCTTCAACTTCTCCTGCACCTTCATCATCGCATGGCGCATATTGTCGAACATGTTCTGCACATCCGCTGCAGCATAGTCGTTGGTTGCTCCGAACTTCACAAGATGGCTAGCAGCCTCTTGGAAATCCTCAGGATTGGCGAAGCAAGGAAGTTCATGGTTCTTGGCTGTATCTGCAAAAATATACTTCATAAAGTTGGCCATGGCCTTCTTAGGTCCAAACTCCACCATATTCTGTACCATATAAACCTCCGTCAATGCTCCAGCATGGAAACCACTAAAGCCCAACTCCAGTTTCTTGGCACTCGAAGCAAGCGTATCAAAAGCCTTCCAGAAAGGCGAAGACTGATAGGTATCAAACACAACTCCAAATCTGTCCCCGGCACTAGCCTCGCTATAAAGCACCTTCTCCTTGCCAGTGATAGGATTCTTAACCTTCACCTGCTTAGGCGATACATTATATACCCATACCGGGCCCACACCCGGAATCTCAAAGTACTGATACTGCTCCAGGTTAAAAGGTGGCGTAGAAGAAAGCAGTGGGTCAGAAGAAACGATTTCTCCGTCCTCATTCCGTTCTATTACGTTCAATCCGCTCAACTCCTGCAGCATGGTCTTGTTAACCCAAGCCTCGATATTGCTTCTGCTGTAGTAAGCCATCATCTTCGTGATGTCGGTAGTCTTAGGCACAAGTCCCACGCTGATACCCTCCATCAGGGTGCTGATGGTTCTCGGCTTCTCGTTCGGACTCTTGGTACGCTGTCTGTTCTCCACATACATCGCATAAGCCTGCTTGTCGCTCTTCTCCTTATCCCAGATATGGTTTACATAGTCGGCATTATATCCGGTGTCCTCTCTTAAGGTGCGATTATCCTTCAACCAGTCGTAGGTATAGTTATACCAGTCTCTGATAGAATCAATGGCAGACTTCATTTCAGGCGAGAGATTCTTGTAATCGATACCATCCGGCACAATCTGCTGCTTCACCAGTGGCAATACATGCTCACTCAGAATGTCCGTTCCGTCAATAGGAACAAAACCTTCCTCGCCCTGGTGATTGGCATTGATAGCCTGAGCCATCTTGCTAGCCACATCGCTCACAGCCTGAGGATCATCATAAACCTCCACCTCCTTGTCGTCTTTCAGTACGGTATGCTTCTTGGCAGTCTCAGCAATCAAGTCTGCCAAGAAAGGCTGGATAGCCTCTACATCAGTTGGCTGGATATGGATATGCCCCTTGTCAAAAGCACCAGTAGCATTCAAATCGTGCGCCAGGTCACGCAGTCTTCTAGGAGCTTCTATTATATAAGGTATAGCCTCAGCCAGCTTCTCAGCCTTGTTTGGCTTGCCCTTGTAGTCAGAAAGCAACTTATCAAAAGCACCGCTATCAGCCATCTTCTCGATTCTGTTCTTCACATCATTGATATAGATGGCATCGTCTGCACTAGCCTCCTCCATGTTCTTTCTACGATGGATAACGGCATACTTCACGGTCTTTGCTGCACCCTCCTTGCTCACGTCCGTACTGGTCACCTCTGCCAAGTCCTGCATCACTCGCTGCTCCAGTGCATCAGCCTCCGGATTGGTCTCTGCCGGATAAATCTTACCCTCATATAAGTCCAGGTCGGCATCGTTCTGTTCGTTCAGTTCGTGTCTGGTCAACCAGTCCTCGTACTTCTGTCTAGCCTCGTCCTGCTTCTGCTTCTCAAACGAGAACATATCAGGCATAGGGTTCTCCTTGTCGGCCATGGCATCGTTCCACTTCTCCCATTCCTTGTAACGAGAGAAAAACGCCTCATCCGTCTCGCCTTCCTTGCGTTCCGGCTTAATCGGCATTTCGTCACCCTTCAGATGATGGCTGTCACGCCATTCCTTGTTAAGGCGTTCCCATTCCTTCTTGCCCTCGGCATCCTTGTCGAAGTCGTAGAACATAGGTGGCTCTGGGTCGTTCTCGTCCTCTCTTGCTTCCTTCCATCGCTTCCATTCCATCACTCGCTTCATGTATTGGATGGCACTCTCACCCTTCTTCTGTCTCGGCTTGCCCTTACCAGCACCATCAGATAGCGCATCCTTGATTTCAGCATTGCTAGCCTGCTTCATCATGGCTTCCTGCTTCTCCTGAGGCATTTCGTCCCAAACGTGCAGAGCCTTGCCAGCCTTCATCAGGTAGTATCTCAAATCCTTGTCATTGAGAAGTCCCGGCACTCGAACACCAAGCTTCTTCAGCAACTTGATAAGATAATGCTTAATCTTGGTCCAAAGAGAAAAATCCTCAGCAGTCTTAGGACCCTCCTCAGCCAAATGAGCGATATACTCCTGCGTTCCCACATTCATGCGGTCAGGGTTCTTCCAGTCCGGATCATATTTATTGGCAAAGTCAATAATCTTGCCTCGAACATCCTTACCTACGGAACGATAAACGAAGTTGGCGAACTTTCTCACACCATCTTCGCCACCAAGAAGTACTTCCATACCCTCATGGCCTATCTTTTCATGAAGCACCGTTCTCTCAGCCTCGTTGGCATCAGCACAGTTAGGCAGATAAACATGCACCGTGTGTGTAGTAGGGTCATACCATCCGGTAGCCCCATTCTTCACATCACTCAGATAAGCATCTGGAACCTCATCCACAGAAGTATAAACCGTAGCCTCAGCACCACCCAGTTTGTTGGCAGTGTTCACTACCCGGTCGCTCACTTGTTTCTGCTTGTCTGCATCCCAGTTGTTCTTGAAGATAGAGCTGCCAAGTCGTGCCAATACATTTCTGCCCGACAAGTCATCCTTATTCAGCAGAGGAGCAATCACACCCTTGGTCAACTGCACCGGAATACCATTGCCAATGATGGTGTGGGCCAAAGATTCTGTCTTAGGCAATTTATAGTCATCGCCCAGTCCGGTAATCCTAGCCAATACCCTGCCATCTGCACGCAATACCTTTCCACCCGGCATGATGATCACATCACCACTCTTGGTTCTCAGCGTAGGCAGAATCTCATCCCCATAGGCATGAGGAATCTTGCCATCGGCATAAGCACTGCCCATTACGTAAAGAGGCTTTTCCACCTTCTGCCAGTCGATTCCGTCAGCCTTCAATCTGGCATCCATCCATGGAGCCACACCGCTTTCCTTCACCGTCAGAGTAGGAAGAATATCCTCCACAGCCTCTAGCCATCCACCCTTACGTGGTTGCTTCTTTGGCTTTTCAGGCAGTTCTCCGTCCTTCACGGCTCTAATAATCAGTCGTTCCCTGCTGGTATAGCCACCATAGTCTGCGGCATTATACACATCAGAATCCCATGTATAGCCATTCTTATCAAGTGCCTTTGTGATAATATTCATCGCCTCAGAGTCCTTGTAACCCTTCACGTTCTCGATAGTCACCACTCGCGGCTTCACGGCATCAATGAAGTCGGCAGTACTCTTGGCAGTCTCCTTGTCAAGCTCCACCTCTCCACTATTACTTTTGGCCTGCGAATAGTTCTTGCATACAGGCGAAGCATGGAAATACTCAACCTCACCATCAATATGCTTCACCAGTTCCTTCGGATCCACGTCTCTTACGTCAGCCGTAACAATATGCTGCCCGAAGTTATTGCGATATACACCGCTTATCTTCCGGTCATATTCCACGGCCACAACAGGGTCGATGATACCCTTCAAACCTTCCTCTACCAGTCCACCACCGCTAAAGTAGGTTCCAGCCTTCATCAGAGAATCAGGATGCTTCTGCAACTTCTGCTCCATGATAGGTGATTTCACCTCAGTCACTCGATGAAATCGGACATCGCTCTTGCGAGAATTGAAACGCTTAGAAGGAGGAATAACGTCACCATTATCATCATAGGTAACAAGGTCGTTCAACTTTCTGTTGTTCTTGGCATTCTTATATTTATACGCCTTGCCATCATCAAAGCCAAACTCGTTTGCGTCATTACCATCCCACCACAGTTGGTTTGCTGGCACCTCATCCTCAATGATACGATATTTGCCTTCCAGTCGGTTCGTTCCATGCATTTCGGCATATTTCTTAGAAGGAGTAACCCAGTCACCATTACGCAACTTGCCTTCCTTCACGGAAGTAGGAACGGCACGATAAACCTTCACCTTAACATCCTTCTCGCCATTCTTAATAGCATCAATAGCCGTATTGATAGCTTTCACTGATTCCAATCCATGAGGAGTGTTCTGAGAATAACGCTCAGGATGAGAGAAGTAATCGTCTGGCTGAGGAGTATAGCCCAAGGCAATATCTTCCAGGTTCACATCCGAGCCACTAGACTCCCAATCGTCACGTCTCGCCTTGTCGCTTTCATATCCAGGGTTTCCCGGAGCAGCCCAGGCACCTACACCCTGATATGCGCTTTCGGTATCATCATAGCCCTTGCGTCTGGCAGCCTCATCAAGCATTTCCCTGGCAGTAGCATCATCACCCTTGGCAAGAGCATCCATATACTGCTTGTCAAGTTGATCATCAGGAATCAGAGAAAGTTCCTCCAGGTGCTTTTGTCGCTTGGCTTCCTCTTCCTCTGCTCTCTTTCTAGCGGCTTCCATGGCGTTACGCTGCGCCTCCATCTGCTGCTTGCGCTCCTCTATCATGGCATCAACGTCACCAAAGTTCTCCTTCAAGGCTTCATTTACAGGCACGGTGTACTTAAGAAGTTCCTTGAAAGAGGAAATTTTATCTTCATTTGCCTGCAACAAATGGCGTTTGATATTGACTCTGGCACGTGCAGCCTCAGATGTAGAACCCTTCTTAATAGCATTGGCATACATCGCCACATCTGCCTCATCTACACCAAATTGCTGAGATACAGCCTTAATTTTATCCTCCACAGATAAATTTCCATCATTTTCCTTGGCTGTTTCAGAATTATTATCTACCTTTGCAGACATAAAAGTATTTCCATCGGTTTTGCGTGCTCCTTCTGGAGTGTAAGTGTTGCCTTCTGCAACATGGGACGCATCTGATGGATTTGCTTTTCTATCTGAATAGAAATTCTGAAAATGTTCCTTATTTCCCACAGGTTTTGTTACCACAGTATAAGTAACGCCACTCTCTTTATCTGTATATGAGTATTCTATCGTTCCTTTTTTACTAGGTTTGCGAGTAGAAACGTTCAACATTTTTGGAAGTGAAAGAATATCATCAACAGTGATATAATTCTTGTTTACACCAAAGTGACGATATAAGCTATGTTTAGTTCCAGCATGATCATCATTACCCTGTCGCATAACCATAATTCTTTCTGCTCCACCACTAGTAAATGAAAAATCTTTATTATTATCTTTACCAGAATAAACATCAGCTACAACCTGCTGAGCCTTATCAAGTTCTCGACCTTCAAACTGTGAAGCAACATTCTTCATACGTTTCTTGGTAGTAGAACCCATAAACTTGATGTCATCAGCATTCTCTGCCTCATGAAGCTTAGTACGTGGATCCACCCCATTCGCCAAGTCTCTCAACACAAGGTTACGAATATCCTCCAAGGTCATTTTCTTAATGTCCTCAGGCTTCCACTTCGTAAATGTATCAAGTGCCCAATACCAGAACTTTTTCAGCCACTCCTTCAACTTATTGATAACACTCAGCTCCTTTGCTGTATCAAGCGGATTCTCCTTGATAGCATCCTTAGCCATCTGCTCCAGGATGGCAGCTCCATCCTCACCGGTCAAACGAGCAAAAGCCTCATCGCAAATCTGCTCATCTGTCAGATGATTATAGTTAGGATCCTGCTTCAAATCGGCAAATAGCTGGGTCTGCATGATGAGTTTATCACCATGCTCTATAAGTTCCGGATTCATTTCCTTAGCAGCAGTACGCCAAAGATGTTGATACTCATGAATAGGAGTATTAGGATTCAGATGCTCCTGGTTCAGCACAATCTGCTTGCCATCAGTGTAGCCATAAACCACACCTTTACCCTGCGCAAACTTAGTATTACCCACGATATTGGCATTGTTCTCGTCAAAGATAACATAGTTGTAATCACCTTCCTTGGCACCACCATGAATCATGCCAGCAGGGTACTTGATGCCGACAAAGCCTATTTCGCCCAAAGCCCTTGATGCTAATTCTGCACCATACGAAGGTCTTTCACGGTCAAAGAAGTCTTCCAAAGCATGATAAAGTTCTTCACCTTTCAATGTAGGAAGTTTCTGCATGCCATTCTCAGGAGAATCAAGCTTCATTTGGATGATACGCTCAATCCTATCTTTATCATAATTCGCTCCACCATCTTTGAAATACTCGTTTTCATTGAAGCCATGATGGGTTATTTCCCATAGTCTGTACCATTTTTCCAATGGGAAGTTTTGAGAATCATTCCATCCAAGGTAGTTTTCACCATTATCATCAGGAATATCCACATCATATCGGTTGGCATTTCCCTGAGTCAGATAGTCTTCATCAAGGGAATCAATCCACTTCAAGGCATCCTTATACTTAGCAAGACTATCCTTCAAGTTCTGCTCATACTCGGTTCCTTTCTCTCTATCCTTCAAATGTTCAAGGGTGCGCTCAACATCGTTAGCATCAGCACCAACACGCTTCTTGGCAAATTCCTTGGCACTTTTCACGTCACCGCCAGTAGCCACGTCATTCACCATTTCACCAAAGAGTCTTCTCTTTAACGTATCGCCCTTCACACCATCAGGATAACGAATAGTCTTATAAAGATTAGTCATCTTCTTCTGCTTAGCCCTCTGAGCATACTCACGTCCTATCTCTCTAGAGCTAGTAACATACACACCATGGCCAAAAGTCTCGCTACCCTCACCTTCCAAGGCATGCGACAAATCAAACTTATCAAAGCTAGCACCACTACCATGGTAAGTACGCAAGAATCTCACTCCAGGCTCAGCTACAGCCTTCAACTGATTATCTAACTCAACATACTTATGGAACAAGTCATCAAGTGTATCTTGATACTTTTCAAAGGATTTATCCCTGTAGTCAGTCCAAACATCATCTGGAATATCGTTCTCAGAAGATAAGCCATGCTGATCCATATAGTCCTGCATTAACTGATTTTGATACTCTGCTCGCTCTTTCTTCTTAGCATTATAGGAATCCTCGGTTTCTTTAATCTGCTTCTCTAACTCGATTCTCTTATTGAGCAGAGATTCAGCCTTGTAAGGATCAAACTCACTAGGAACATCACCCTTCACGTCCTTGATCTGCTGCTCAAAGGGCTTATTCAGATTAAATGCCTTGTAGTTTCCTATCTTCCAGGCATTGGTATAGTACTTGCGCCACTTCTCTGCTAAGTCCTTCTTCTCAAAGTACTGAGGAGGTTGGTTCGGATTATCCATATTTACGATGGCATACTGCTTAAATTTGTCCGGTCTGTTTTTAGCAGCCCAGTCATAAGCAGCCTTAGCCGCCTCCTTCTGCTCTGGAGTCTTGATATAGAAGCGAAGACGAGGATCATTCAAAAGCATTTCTACTGCCAGGTTATCCTGCGCCTCAGCCACCTTCTCCATATCCTCATTGCTAACAACCTTCACAGGGATGCCAGCCTTCTTAAGCATAGTAGATACAGCATCATAAGCCACCTTCTGCGCCTCCGTCATTTCAGATGGCTTCACCTCCTTCACATCGCGATCAAATTTCATTAAAGGAACTATCTTATGTACCCCAACAGCAGAAAGATAACCACGCTTATTAAATCTAGGATTGACTTCATAAGCACAGCTATTCTGCTTATCTACCCAAGATACGCCTTTACGATATTTTCCTGTACCAAACCATTTCTTTTCATTAGGATATAGCTTATCACCTTGAATATTAGAAGATAAGATTGTATAGCCCGAATCTATTTTGTCCTCCTTATCGGAATGGAAATTAAGCAAACGTTCAACAAACTTTTGCATCTTAGGCTTATCCTCCTCAGATGGGTGAATATCATTTTCGTAATCATATTCCATCTGGGCAATGAAATCACTATTAGTTTTCGCCTGTTCCTTCTGTACCATAGCATACTCCGCAAAAGGCTTAGTCTTGCGGTCAGAAGACTCCAGCCACTTGTCAAAGGTAGCCTTAGGCACAGAAGTAACCTTACCAAGTCCCTTCCAGCCTTTAGAGTAGTTACTGAGATAAGCCTTAGTAGCAGCCGCCTCATCAGGATAGCCATACATCACCTTATGCTCATCGAACTGTCCAGTCTCTGGGTTCACCTGGTCAACAACATAAACGTTACCATCAAAAGTATCAAGGTCTGCGGCATCATTGATGAACATATCAATATGGTCACCATCAACGCCAATTTTACCAAGAATATAGCCGTAAGTATCGTGCATGGTCACGCTCCAAGGCTTACCCTGCTCGTCCTTACCGCTGCGAGTCACGCCCTTTGGTGTTTCTACGGTATAATCGTAGCCACCAAAGGACAAATGACCTTTTTTGTAATTGCCAGCCTTCTTCTCAGCCTCTGTAGGTTCGGTCTCAGTTTCGGCAATGGCACTCTTTAAACGTTCTCCGAAGGATGCTTCTTGCGGTAGATGTGAGCCTCGAACAGCTGAGCCTTCGCCAGGTTCCATGCTGCCAGTCTCTTGTCGCCCTTTGCGTCCGCTATCAGAGCCTTCTCCAATCTCGGACTCAGAAGATGCTTCTCCGTTACCAACTTCTTCGCCTTGGCTATTTCCTTCATCAACTCCTCTCCGTGAAGAGTCGCTACCCAGGCTACTGCCTCCTCCATATCTTTCTTCATTGCTTCTGTCATCATAATCAGCTAATTCTGGTAAAATTGATTTAACATATTGTTTGTACTCTCGTTCACGATCCTCAATCTCCATCATACGGTCAAATTCAAGTCCATTGATGTGATCAAGTTCGCTTTCAGACGGCAAAGATAACTCTTTTTCGTGAATATACGATTTATATTTCTCTATTTCTGCCTGTCTTTCGATAATTTCTCGCTCTTTTTGTGCTTCGTAATACTCTTCCTCGCTTGAAAGTTCATCTTCTGCAGCAGCTATGCGGTTCATCAGAGCCACATTTCTCATTTCCTTCACGCTGTCATAAGACTTGAACATATCAAGAAGGGCATTACGAACATCCTGGTCGGTATATCCCATATCCTGCAAGTTTACAGGAAGGTCATTATATACTCTCACGGCAAATTCGTTAACCGACATACCGGTTCCTTTCTTGGCAATAAGATAATTGAACTTATTAGAATCATACCCCTTGCCAATACCAAACTTAAAATTGCTCTTGCCCAACTCATATTGAAGAGATTCTGGATTCAAGCTATGAGGAAACAAAGACTCTGACACAGCCTCTTCGAGAGTCTGAGGAGTTAAGTCCATCACATCAACGGAAGCATCCTTATATATTTCATGGATAGCATTCATATCGTTCTTCTTCAGCGCATCAGTCACCAATGCCTTACGCTGCTCAGAAGGAGTCATACCCAGTTTCTCCATTTCCTGCTGGCTAACTTCTGTTTTATAAAGTTTGCTGAGTTTATTAGCTTGTGCCTTCAAACCCTTTGCTGCAACCGACAAATTAGTCTGCAGAGCCTCCAGTTGAGCCTTTGAAGTATTCAATTCCATGAGTTGGGTAGGGTCCAGCTCTGTTTCGCCATTGATATACTGATCCAGCATATCATTCACACCATTTATCTTGCGCTCCACATCCTCCTGGGTATGATAGATGTCTTTGCGCTGAGAGGTAATATAGTCGGTAGCCTCATCCATAGTTGGATATTGCTTCTTCAATTCTTCATCTTCAAGTACGAGCACATGGAAATCATCAGATGGCACGATGGCAGATTCATCAACACCAGCCTTCTCTACCTCAGCTTTGCGCTCCTCCTTCATAGCTTTCACCTCATCAGGAGTCATCACACTGTTGCGGATAGTATTCCAGTTCTTGAAACGAGCATCAAGATCAGTAATCTGCTCATTTACCAGACTCAACTCATCCTCCACCTTCTTAGCTTTTTCCGGGTCAAGATCGGCATTGGTATCAAGCCAGTTCTGATATTTAATAGCAGCCTTTCTCTTGTTGGCAAGTTGCGTTTTGATGTCATCACGGCTGCCATTAACCAGATTCAAAAGTTTGCCATGGTCTTCCCCAAACTGCTCCTGCAGATACTCAGCCGCCACATTTGGATCTGTATCATTAGAAGAATAGTCCGGCTGGCCCTCGCTCAGTCCCACGATGCCATTGGCATAACGCTGTTTCTTATCAGCCTCAGCCTGAGAAGCTGCTTTCTGCTCACGTTCATCGTCCTCGGCATCCAAATGCTCATTGATTGTGTTGTCGAGCGCATTCTTGCGCCATGCTGCAAACTCTTCTTTAGACAAAGGAAGATAATCCTTACCATCAGTAAGTACAATCTTTCCGTCCTTGCTATATCCGGCAAAGGTCATGTTGATATTAGCATCGCCCTCCTCCATGGCAACTGTTACCTGATCATTCGGCTTCAAGCCACTACCATCAAACTGGCTGATAAACTGCTGCGCTCTTGCATCCTTCTGCTGAGCCACCGTATTATCGATGTATTCATCAAGAGAAACAGGAGTGCCCACCTCTTTAATCTCGGCATTAGATACCTGCTTAATTGTAGGCTGTCCCTGCTCATCTGGAACGACAACAAAGGCTCCACCATATTCGTTAGCCTTCTTCAGGAAGACCTGTTTTCCGCTATCCAGAGTAGCTGGCACGATGTTTCCGTCTTCCGTCTGGTATGGCCAGAGCTGCTGCTTCAACGCCTCACCATAGCCATCATCAGCATGCTGCAGAGCATCAATAGCACCCTTCTTGGCATCCATAGCCTCTACATACTTACTGATAGCATCTTTCTGTGCCGGTGACAGACTACCGGCACGCTGAGCAACAAACAGATCCATATCTTTACCTTCATTATAGGCATTGGCTACAATATCAGGCATCTTCTCATTGTCAGCAAAAGCACGCTTCAAACGTCCTGTAGCTAAATCACTATTATAGTCAATAGCCTGCAAAGCCTCAGAATCCCCATTCTTATAGGCATTCTGTCCCATAACAAAAGCATCAGAGCTTGCAACCTTAGGCTCATTTCCGGCACCCTCAGCAGCAGAGTTTGCAGGGTTTGCAGCAACTTCTGCATCACTCGGAGTTGGTACGGAGTTGGTACGGTCTTGATATGGAGCAGGTTCCTCTGAAACTGGAGGCTCCTGATTACTAGCAGAACCCTCTACAGAAGCAGGTCCCTCAACAGGAGTAGCTGGTTTTGCGCCATCAACATCGCCCTGCTCTATACGTTTTTTATCATCCTCTATCTGCTTCATTTCACGTTTCAGTTCAATGGAATTGTAAAGCTCCTTAAGATAAGACTCTACCAATGGCGCATATTTCTTATCTTTCGACTCCAAAGCCTTACGAAGTGTACCGCGCGCCACGCCATGGGAATCCTCAAACGTATTGACAAACTCCCTCATCACAGAACTATTCTCCAAAGCACTGTCATAATAATGACGGTAGGCGTTAACCTGCTTCTGCTCCTCGTCAGTAAGGATAATACCCTTCTGCTGCTTATCCATGATATCCTTGATGGTACCAGCATTCTGATGAAGGTAAACCGCTGCCTTATCCTCATCCGTCAATTTCTCACCCATATTATATTTCTGGGCTGCCTTGTTGTATAAGCCATCAAGATGCTCCTGCGTAAACTCATTGTGGAACTCACCTTCCAGTACAGAAGCCAAACCAAGAGTCTTCTCATACTCCAGTTTCTTATCTGCCTTCTGAGCCTCATCAAGAGAAGCAAACTCCTTTCTCTCAACAATACCGCCATCCTTATTCAAGGTTTCGAGATAAACCTTGCCATCATTATCCATCGGTTGCACGATGATGGAATCTACAACAGGTGAGAAAGAAGAAGGGCGTTTGCCTTCTACAACTGCCATCATCTTAGCCTTCAACACCTCCGGAACACTCTTGTCGTTCATCAGGTCCATATACTTCTGGGTTAACTGCCCATCAAGTCGCTGAGCATTCTCACCAACCACAGCATACTCCCCGATGCCCATCTTCTCAAAAGCATCACGAAGACCATCATAGCCGAATCTCTTCAACTCGGCAATATCCTGATCAGTGAAGTCGAACTTCTTGTTAAACTCCCTTGCGTCCTTGAATCGAGCATACTTGCCCACCATGGCCGGCAAGCCGATAGCACTAAGGTTCGCCATGCTCTCCAAGAAACTCTCGGCAGCATCCTTACCGGTAGGCTTGAAGTTCGGATCCTGCGCCATACGCTCCAGCATCTGATGACCGGTCATAATACCGGAATCCGCAACCTTACCACCAATATCAGCCAGAATATTGGTAGCTAAGCCTCTGCCCTTACCTACCATGTTAGCGATGGTTCCACCCTGCATGATAGCACCTACGGCACTCTGTTTAGCCACCTCGCCCAAAGTATTGGCGATAACCTTACCCACGGAAGGATTGTAAATCTTGCCATTCTCGTCAAACTGACCGGTACGATAAATCTCATCAATAGGCTTCGAGATTGCAGACTGACCGCCAAAGGTAACAGCACCATGCGCGGCTCCACTCTTCAAAGCCGCGGCCTTACTCTTACCGATAAGCACCTTGGCAGCTCGCTCAGCCATCTTGCGCTCCATACCCTTAGCCATGAGGTCACCAGCCAGTTTACCCTCTGCCTTGGCTACCATGCTCTTAGTCAACTTGCCACCTGCGGCTCCCGGCAGCCAATAACTCCAGGCATCACCTGCAAAGGTAAGAGCACCACTAGCCACGTTCTCCCAGAAGCCAGGCTGATACTGCTGATTGGCAATATCCTCCAGCCAGTTCTGGTAGTCCGTCTGAACAGCCTTGCGAGTAATCTTACCCACAATAGTGTTACCCAAACCAGTCTTCATGATGTACTCAGCACTACCCTTAGGCATCATACCCTTAATCTCTAGCTGGTCGAGTTCATTCTTAAGAACAGAATTGATCATCGGCTTGAACTGCTTAGGATCACTACTCTGAGTGCCATTCAAGCCATATCGCTGCATCACCTTAAATGCCGCATTGCTCATATCATTCAGGAACTCCGGATTCCGATAGAGCCTGCCAAACTTCTTCTGCAAACTAGAAAGCACCTTTGCAGGATCCTTGGCCTCGTTTGCCTCATACTGAGCACCAAGTGCTGTACCTAGACGAAGATTAGCCGGAATAAACTGGCTTCCTTCCATTCCCTCCGTAAATGCCTTACTGCCTGCCTCCTGAGCCTTGTTGTACTCATCCACTACAGATGGATTCACATACTTACTGATAACACTAGATAGAGCATCATTGATGTCCTGATTCATCAGTCTGTCCTGTACATTCTCATCATGCGAATAGAGGCGTGTAGCAATACCCTCAGCGATGTCACGATATTTTGGACCATACTTGTTAACCAAACTCTGTACCATAGCTGGCTTCAAGAACAGTCCCACAAAGTCATCATAGCTGATACCCATGTTATATGCCTCCTGCTTCAACTTATCCTGCACGCCATGGCTATACCATTGCGCTTCAATACTCTTCTCTGCATCCTGCACAGTATCATCAGGCAAAGAAGATACTACCTGGTTGGTAACGTCCATAGCCGAACGACTGGCATATCTGTGCAAAGCAGGCATCACCATATTCACAGCCTCCTCATTGCTATTGGCAGTACCATCAGCCAACAAGTCGGCAACCAAATTCTCAAAGTAAGTACTCTGCTTATCCGGTCTCTGCTTCCAGTTCTCCAGATAGTTGGCAAGTTTGGCATCCATCAACCCCTCATTATTAACCACACCGGTTGGAGTCGTAACAGGAGCCACCTCTTTAGATTCAGGAGAAGCCGCATTAGCTGATGATGAAGAAGAAGCTTCTTCCTTCACTGGCATTTCCTCACCTTTTACAACCGGCTGAGGAATCTCTGGTGATGGTTGATATGTTCCGTTGCTCATCTGAACACCAGTAGGAATCATATCCAAAACTTTTGCTATAAGACCAGGCTCCTTGTCTGTTGTTTCCTGTTTCTTTGCTGGTTGAGCCACCTGCGGCTTAGTCTCAGTAGAAGCCTTCTGCTCTACACTCTGAGTCGTAGCAGAAGCATCTACCTGCTTACCACCACCAGAAGTAGATGGAGCTGGCTCTAGCACCATCTTGTCAAAGTCTGCCTGTGTTCCCACATCATACCCCATGTTCTTGGCCTCATTGTAGTACCAGTTACGATCTTCCTCGTTGTTCAAGTCCTTTTTGAAGTCATCATAGCTACCTACTTCATAGCCATTGTTCTTGAACTCATTATAAAAATATTGTCTGTCTTGCTCGTCAAACATACCTTATCTTATTTTTTTGATTAATAATCAGTTACTTTCTTCTCCTTGATGGTGGAACCTTACTGCCGCCTCTACGTGAAGGAGGTACCTTGCTACCACCCCTACCTCTACGAGAAGGAGGAGTCCGGTCAAACTTCATCTGAGCCTTAGCCCATCTAGAAGCCTGCTGGCGATTCTTTTCATTCGCCCAAGTGCCACCTCTGCCATCATTACCACCGATGGCCATACCATTATTCTTGGCCCACTGGTTTACATGTTTCTTGAAAACAGGGTCGTTCACATACCTGGTGTTGAAATCATCAGCCTCCTTCTGGTTGGCATTCCTCTGATTCTGTCCCTCTGTTTGCGAATTGATATGCCTAACTTGCGCACCCTTCACGTTAACGCTAGCATTATGATCAGCAGCTCCGGCATTGGCATTATTAGTTTGAGCATCAAGTAATTTTCCCTTTTTGCCTCTCAAAGCATCCTCAGTCTCCTTCTTCGATGTACTAAGTGCAGCCTGTGCAGCAGCAGCATGGCCTCTCTCCTTCTCCGTCTGAACCTTTACAGGAGTGAGAGAATCCGTCTGATTCTTCTGTGAACCACGATAAGCAGCCAGTGCCTCATTTGCCTTTGCAGCAGCCTCTGCCTGCATCTGTGCCTGTTTGTCTTGACGGTCCTTATAGATATTCACCATCATCTGGTTATATCCCTTGGCACGAAGAGCCTCAGTAGCCTCTCTTATCTTGCGTTGGCGATCAGTAAGTTCTTGTGCAGATTCTATTTTTTGCGATGGAGCACCTTGAACTGTACCAAAGAAGTTACCCAAGTGCATAAAAAGATTTCCCCATTGTTCCCATTTGGCTTGATTCTCTGCCTTCTTTTGCAGAGCTGCATTTGCAGCCACAGTTTTATCGGCATCACCAAGTGAAGAAAGCCAAGGCATGAATGCAGACCAGTTTCCATCACCATTTTTTTGGTAATCTCGCATGATGTCATAAGGCTTCATCTGCTGCAAGATAGGATTCTGTTCAATCTCGCTATAAGGTCTACTCCAGTCAATCTTGATACCCTGGTTAGGCTCCACCTTGGTAACTTCCTCGGTTGGCTGCTGGGCAAAAGATTCCTTGCCACCATTCTTAGTAATACCGGTCGTATCTATGGCTGCACCCTTTCCCGGTTCTGTATTAGTTGTCTGAACTGGTACTGCAATCTCCGGCTTCACCGCATTATCATCAGGGAAATTAGTAACAGGAGTAACGGCAATAGCCGGGCGTTTAGGAGTTAAATCATCTAATGTAAATCCCATAATTACCTCCTTCCTTAAATTGGCAATTTACTTGCAGCTCCAGCCAAGCCACCAGCTGCATCCGTGATACCCTGAGCAGTCGAAAGAGCCTTCTCCTTCTTGGCAGTGGCGATGTAGTTAGTCATCTGGTCTATCTGCGAATCAGCAGTAGTCCACACATTTTCTTTGTTTTGAGCACCTTGCACAGCAGCCTCTTGCATAATCTTACCCACCTGCTCCTGGGCAGCCTGCTTACTCAGCGCAACCGCTTCATCAGATCCACCACTAACAATATTGGTGTTCTTTGCGGTTGCTGTAGCATTATCCAATACCTTCTGGGCATTGGTCACGGCTACCTGATTCTCCGCTGACTGAGTAGGATCCTGATAATACAAGTTGTCACGATGATCCTTTACCTGTTGCATACGGTCTTGAAACATGTTGATATAATCATTATATCCCTTGTTTCTTGCTTTAGCTGCTAGAGCACCACCTACAGCAGAGGTCAGTCCACCAGCAATACTTCCAATAATTCCCATAAAATTCGAATTTTAATGTTTAAACTGTTCAAAAGTAATGCGTTTTTCTTACCTATCTGTGATAAGTTCCGCAACTTGAACACCAAGTTTCGTATTTTTTTCCTATATTTGCACCCGAAAACTATCAGTAAACATTAAAAATCAATAGAATATGGCAGTAAAACAAGAAAATAATAATGAGCCGAAGCCAAAGAGGAAGAAGACTGGCGGACGTAAGGCTGGCACACCTAATAAGGTAACTAAAAGCGTGCGTGAAAGCCTTCGTGATGCCCTCACCGGCTACATCAATGGTATCAATGAGAAGAAGTATTCCCTCTTCACAGATCTTATGCAGATTGAAGAGCCTGCCGGACGTCTGGCGATGGTGGCAAAGTTCCTTCCATACGTGGCTCCCAAACTCCAGTCTGTTTCGTTCAATAATGATGAATCCAGAAACTTATCTGTGGAGGAATCTTTCATGCAGTTGGAAGAGAAATTTGAGAAACAAGAAACCACTATCAACATCAAAAATCTCAAAATCGTTAATAATGGCTAATTATAAAAAATGGGTAGCCCTCTCTAAATTTTCTTCAACTTTAGAGAAGACTACCCTTGACTTGGTTATCGAGCAAAAACGCTCTATTTTAACTTATATTGGTTCAATTTTAATCTGTATTAACACAAAATAGCTATTTTATGTCCCTGACTCGTTCAAAGTACTTCGTCTGGTCCTTGGTGATATTCTTCACCTTGATCTGTATCGTGCAGTTCTTAGGCACAGTATCATTTATGCTGGCCATGAGCTGTTCTATTATCTCATCTGTGTTCTTGTAGCCCTTGCCATCCACATGGGCCACAACCTCGCCCATGAAGTAGCCATCAGCAGATAACTCAAATGTTTCTTCCACCTTATCGAATACAGGCACATGATGTTCCTCCAGGCGTTTACTCTTGTCATTAGTGAAAAATATCTTCTCCACTACCTTCTCATTTAATTCCCATGCTCTGGAGAAATCAGGTTTCACATAGCCCATTGTAATCTTGTGGGTACTTATATGGTTCAGAGCAAAGCCTATATCTTCATAATTGGCACCTATATCATTCTGCGCGATTGTGGCCCAAGTATGACGAAAAGTATAAGGGCTATAGTAACCCTCTTCCATATTCAAGTGTTCCTTGCATATCTTACGCAAAAAGAAGTCCAGGTTCGTGTCCATAGAGTGAGAACTGGCATACTTATTATGAAATGTAAAAAGATAGGGATCATCTTTAGGGGCTAGATATTTCTCTATCGTTGGCAACAGCATATCAGGAACCTTCATTTCTATGTATGCTTTGTCGGCTCTCTTAGTCCTAGTTTTCTTACGCTCATAATGCAAGATGCCATCATAATAATCTGTCTTCTGCATTTTATATAAGTCTGCTACATTGATTCCGGCTAGGCACAATATCATTTTGCAGACATCTAGTGTAAATTGCAGATTTCCATTCTCAGTAAAAATGCCAAACAACTGCCGACATTCTTCCATGGTAATAGCTTTTTTCTTAGCTATATCCTTCTTAGCTATATTGACTCTTTCCCAAGGGTTGTTTTTTATCAGTATCTGGTCTGAATCATAGTCATTATAGCGTTTCAAAGCCTCCTTGAATATTTTCTTAATAAATATCGGATAGGTGCTCTTACATGAGCGATAGCCAGAAAGACTATCCAACCAGGAGTTTACAAAAGGAACAGTTAGCTGGGAAAAGAGAATCTTTTGACTTCCTGCAAACTTTTCCAAACTTTGTAATGAGTTAGCATAAGTCCTTATTGAACCTTCTTGCAGCTCATCGTATAATGAATTAATATAACTCCGAGCAAAGTCCGAAAAACTCAGTTCCTGATCTGATTTCAAAAGATAGTCTCTCACCTGTATTACTGTCCAATCTTTACTATCAACCTTGTTTAGCTTTTCTACCCATTTGTTGATGGTAGCCATACATGACTCCAGCACGAAAGAATCTTTCACCTCTTTCGTGCCCTTCACTACGCCCTTATCGTTTACCACTTTGTCGGTCTTTACATGAGTTTTCTTCCGATTTTGAGTAATACGGATGAAAACTGAATAAAACCCATCAGAACGTTTGCCAAATACTACTACTTTAAATGTTGCCATACTTCACTTTTTTACTAGAACCATACTAGAACATTCCATTATATTTGGCACGTTTAATGTGCCAAACAAACAGAAATTTATGTTCGTATAACCGCATAAACAAAGCTATTTTACGTAAATAATTGAATATCAGAGGTATGCAAATATACCTAGGATAATTTCATTTTCATTTTCATTTTCTTCTCTTTTTTATATATTAATGTTACTT